GAACAAGCTGATAATAGCGATGAAGATTGGTTGTTAGAAAGTACTGAAACATGGTGTAAAGATCGAGCAGTTCATAATGCAGTAATGGAAAGTATTTCTATTATTGATGGAAAGAGCCCAGATAAAAACGAAGGTATTATTCCAGAGATTTTAAGTAAAGCTCTTTCAGTAACATTTGATACGGCTGTTGGCCATGATTATATTGGCGATGCTGACTCTCGATTTGATTTTTATAATAGAGATGAAGAAAAGCTACCATTTGATTTAACAATGTTTAATGAAATCACCGGCGGTGGTTTACCTAATAAAACATTAAACATTATCCTTGCAGGAACTGGTGTTGGTAAGAGTTTGGCTATGTGCCACCTTGCTGCAGATGGAATTTCTCAAGGAAAGAATGTTCTTTATATAACAATGGAAATGGCTGAAGAGCGTATCGCTGAACGTATTGATGCTAATTTGTTTGATGTAAGGATTGATCAACTTGATACGCTTTCCCGTGAAAACTTTAATTCTAAAATAAAGAAAGTTTCTGATAAAGTTAAAGGTCAGTTGATTATTAAAGAATACCCAACTGCTGGAGCTCATGTTGGTCACTTCAGAGCTTTGATAACAGAGCTTAAAATGAAGAAACAATTTGTACCAGATGTTATCTTTATTGATTATCTAAACATTTGTGCTAGTAGTAGAATTAAAGGTTTAAGCGGAGGCGTTAATACATATTCTTTAATTAAAAGTATTGCTGAAGAAATTCGTGGTTTAGCAGTTGAGTGTAATGTTCCAATTTGGAGTGCTACTCAGGTTACTCGTTCTGGGTTTAATAATTCCGATGTTGACTTAACTGATACATCAGAAAGTTTCGGCTTACCTGCCACAGCTGACTTAATGATTGCTTTAATTAGTAATGAACAGTTAGAAGGAATGAATCAAATAATGGTAAAGCAATTGAAGAATCGTTATAATGATCCAAGTAATAATAAACGGTTTGTCGTTGGAGTAGATAAATCTAAGATGCGTTTATATGATGTTGCTGACCCAACTCAAGATATATTAGATGATTCTAAAATAGCAGGAGCACAAGTTGGTAATAGTGATGCCATGCATAACATTGGTAAGAACGCAGACTTCTCTGGTTTTAAAGTTTGAAACTTTATAAATAACTAAAATTACTATTACACTAAATGGATATTAACAAACTAGGATTCAAGGATTTCGTATTAACCGAAGGTATTTCATCAGGCTCTATTGAGAAAGCTACCTTTTTAATGATTAAGTATTTAAAAAAGAAGACGGGTTTAAACCTTTTCGCAATGCCAGAGCTAGAGCAATATAAAGGATCTGCTGGTAAAGGATTTGGTTTACGTTTGTTCGCTAATAAGAATGGAATCTCTGTTCGATTAAACTTCTCTTCAACAAGAGCTCAAACGAATGCATTAACCGGATTTGATGTTTGGTTAGGAGACGGTAAACCATCAACACGAGTTGAGTTTGCTAATATGACAAGCGTTGTTAAAATCCTTCCTATTGTTGCTGAAATCATTAATAACAAAGGTTCAAACAGTAAAGTAGTTTATACTATTCCAGATGGAGTTCCTTTAAATGAAGGATACGCATATGGAACGGATTCCATTCTTTTAAAAGAAGCCGCTGGTAATGATGTTCCAGCAATGTTTGATGATATTGTTGATATGATTGTTACTCCTAACTTTTCAAAAGGGAAGATCTATAGGAAATATAAAAGTGCTGGAGTTAAAGTATTCGAAGCTCTTGAAGAAGTATATCCAAAGAACATTACCAAGCAAGGCGTTAAATATGTATTTAGCGGTAAGCCTGCAGAAGTACAAAAGATCAAGAAAGATAAATCTAAAATTCTTGAAATGATTGGCGCTAACGAAGGTAAAGTAACTAAAGGGAGTGCTAAAGAAACATATGCTGATAATTCAAATGCAGATGAGCTTTTAAATGATAGAGAACGATTAAGTTTTGAAGCTCAGTTAGAAGATCTTGAGAATCTATTGAAACTAACCATTAATGGCGCAGCGAACGCAATCTTTATTGCTGGGCGTGGCGGAGTTGGTAAAACGTTTACTACAGAAAAGATTCTTGGTGAAATGGGTTATAGAGATGGAGCTGGTTACTTTAAGAACACTGGTTCTGCTTCTGCCGCTGGTATGTATTCCCTCTTATTTAAATATAAGAATGATATTATCTTCTTTGATGATTCTGACGATGCTCTTAAAGACCAAGAAAGCCGTAACCTTTTAAAAGCTGCAACCGATACCAAAAAGATTCGTAAACTCGTTTGGAACAAGATGGGTAAGAATGTTGCAGAGCCTGATGAAATGACTGACGATGAAATCCTTGATGCTGGATTAATTCCACGTTACTTTGAATTTACTGGTAAGATCATCTTTATCTCTAACCTTAAGATGAACAAACTTGATCCTGATGGCGCACTAAGAACCCGCGCATTTATTATTGATATTGATCCAACCGAAGGCGAAATTTACGACTTCATGGATAAGATCGTCGGTAAGATTACTTTAGAAGACGGGCTTAATCTTGATTTAACAGAACGTAAACGAGTAGTTAATCTATTAAGAAAAGGAAAGAGTAAACAATCATCAAACCTTCGTAAGCTATCCCGTGGTTTAAATATGGCCGCTGGAGCTTTAAAAGCAGGAGTTGCTGTAGCTGATAAAGAACTAGCTCGTATGATTGAGCTATACGCTTAATAAAATAAATGAAATCATTTCAAACATTCCTCATTGAGGGAACTAAATTAACTCCGCGCGAATTAAAGAAGCCTGCAACGGGCGGACTAAACGCAGGAGTGGCTCGTACCGAAATACTTGCTAATAAAATTAGAAAACAGGAACCACTAACATTATCAAATGGTAGTAAGTTTGAAGTGGTTGACTCTGTTGGAGCTTTAGCTTCTATTGAGCAATTTAGAAAAGACGGTAAGGCATTTGAATTAATTGGGAAAGGCGGAACTAAGGTTTCTTCTTCAGATTTATTAAAAACTCCTGAATTTGGTGGTGGTTCTGGCGCAGGCGGTGGCACAAAGAATACTGCCATTGGCGAATCTGCTCAATGCGTATGGATGGCAGCAATGCTTGATATTGGTTATGATAAACCAATGGAAAGTTTTACTGACGAGGTATTAACTAAAGCATTTAAAAAAGTAAGTGTTGGTAAAACCTCCTTAAAGGAAATTTTAAGTATTGATGAAAGTTGGAAAACGTCTTCTTACTTAACTGCTCAATATGCAATTAAAGATCGTATTATTGAAAAGGGCATGTCCTTTCACAGAGATGATTCTCTTATGAAAGCCATTTATAGCGCTAAGAATAATGCTTTTAAGAATAACGATTTTAAACCATTGACTGATGATAAATGGAATCCTGGCGATATCTGGGTAGCAGACGACGATTTTAAAGTATCGGAATTAAAAACTCATACGGTTGAACATTTTAATGACGACATTCTTGATTTATATTTACAACGTAGACTTGTTGGTATTTCATTAAAGAAAGTTTCTAAAGGAGTAAAGGGCGTTGAAAAAAATGTTTCGCGGCCTCCAGAAACTGAAGATTATAAATTTGTAGGAGCTCATATTAAAGCTTTAGTTAGAGGTGAATGGTATACTAGTAAAACTAATTATATTACTTACATTGGTGGTCAACTTGATATAAGAGCAAACAGTGGCTTTGGATCTCATAAAGTTGAAATTAAAGGCAAAGGCGCTCGAGGCGGTGGCGCATCTTGGGGTGTTATGTCAGATGCGGCAAAACGCATTTATAGAAAAGAACTTCCTAAGAATACAAAAATAAAAAAGGAAGCCCAGCAGATTGCTTCTGGCGATAAGCGCGCAGTTCAAAACTTTACTAAGTTATTACAAATCACTGATAAGAACATATCTAATGCAGAAGTAACAGAGAAATTGGCAGCTCTTGGTAAGAACTCTGATATTTGGATCCACGGTAAACTAGGTGGCCTTTATGTATTAGAACTAATTTCAAAAGGCGGCCAAAAGGCAAATAAGTTTATTACTCAGATAATTAATTACGCTGGTAGTTCTACTTCAGATTCCAGCGCGTATATTATTTTAAAAGAGAAATAATATTCTATTAAGCCTGGAAGTAAAAAGAAAAATCCTTTTATTAGTATCAAATGAAGCTACTAACATTCATACTAATAGCTATAGCACTAGCACTCACCTCATGCGGTCTCGCACCTCCTGAGTGTATGATTGGGCATTAATTAATCTTCGACCCAAACCGCGGCCAAAGATACTCGAGCAAGACTTTCAGTCGATTGCGCGACAAATGAAATGCTGCTATTTGGTGGAACTACAATTCTTAGATCCTCAAGATTAATCGAAGAACTTCCCCCGCCAGGGATTTCAAACATGTAAATGGGTAGATTACTGTCAACTTCTGTGCTTACATTTCCTATAGTATCTGAATAATATACAGATGAATTTTCCTCGCTTCTTGTTTTATACTCAAGCTCAGGTAATTCATTAAAATTATAATATATTGCTACAAGTACAGGCGTTCCACTTGGGTTTGTTTTGAAAGCCGCATTAACAGTTTTTAATAAAACTTCTCTAGTATTAATTTTATTCTTATAAATTAATCTATTATGTAAAGTTAATACATGATGATAATCATCTGCAGATAAGTTAGGGTTTTCATCATATGTAATTGATGCAGCAGTTGGCAGTTTTGTATTTTCTATTAAACCTTCAATTGCACCTAACATAGAACCGCCTGATACATAAATATCAGTTCCAGTTCCGCCTAAACTTGCCGCGATCCAACCGACTTTTAACGATGGGTTATCAACGTGAACATCATCATAATTATTTGCATATTTTATTTCATGGAAAACAATCATGTCTCCATTTAACGGGTTTTCAATAGAGAATCTAATTTGCCCAGCACCAAGCCATCTAAAATTAATTTGAAAAACGTTTAATTTAGTTGGATTTAATGTTGCTCCACTAAAACCGTTCCCATCAAGAGTATCACCATTAAAGTCTTCTTGGTATGTCCAATTATTAATATGATTTACGCCACCTTGAAGAACTGAAAGAGTAGCAGTAACGCCAGTTGAATCTGTATCAGAAAAAGAAAATGTTCCGGTTTTAGGCCCAACCCCGGTTGATAAAAAACAAACTTTATCAACAGCATATTCTAAAATCCAAAAATCACTTATAATAGCATGATGTATTTTTCTTGCCACATCATTGACAGTATCTCCTGCTAAGACCGCAATAACAAAATCTTCATCATTTAATGTTACGGTAATATTTCCAGGTGTCGTGACTGAATTACTAATAACGATATTATGAATATGAGCTTTACCCTTATTCTGTAAAAGAACTCCAAATTTATCACCATCAAAGCCAACCTGTATAGCTTGCTCTTGCGCAAAGAATCCCGCTCTTTGAGTATAACCGATGGCTCCTTCTGTAAATTGAGCAGTGAACCGTGTTAACGCGCCCTGCCCTGGTCTATATCTTACTGATCTTTTTGATCTAATAACGCCATAACCACCCAATGAAGTTCCGGTTCTACATTCTAGTAAAGTGTTTGAGGCTATTGCAGATCCACTCTCAGATTCATAAGACTCAAATAGTCTTTCATCTAAACCATATAAACCATCCAATTGAAATACCGGCGTAATAGGAACACTTACATGTTCTCCAAATGCGCTTACTGCTGAAGCGCTTGATGTTTTAACTGGATTACCATATTCATCAACCGCTAATGACGCCTCAAAAAGCGAGGTATTATCATTAAGATAATTTTGAGAAGTTCTATTCCACTGAGCCATACCTTTATTTATACAAATAAATAACTTTATGAAGAGGATACGGGTATATGGTTGTTTGGACAAACCTAAGTTAAAAAAAGAAATACGTGAAGCTGCGTCTCTTTTTATTCAAGATCTTTTACCACGTAAACGCAAGTATGATATAACAATAACAATATCTTCAGGTTTATCTAAAAAAGTAGGATCCTTTGGAGAATGCTGGTCATGGTCTCGTAATGAATATACAGTTAAGATCGACGGATCTCAAACAAAGGAAAATATTTTTAAAACACTTGCTCATGAATTTGTACACGTTAAACAATTCTCAGTTGGAGAATTAAAATTCTTAACTAAATTTGATGTTTGGCAAGGGACCGTATATTACCATGGAGCTAAATACGAAACTCTTCCATGGGAAAGGGAAGCAACTCAATATGAAAAAATTCTATATAACAAACATATTGTCAATAAAAGACAATTATAAATACTAAATAAATGAAGTCCTTTAAAGAATATATTGGTGAAGCTGCTAAAACACAAAAGCAGTTCATTGCTCACCTTGATAAAATGCCACCACTCAAATTTCTTGAACTTGCAAAACGCCTTGATAAAGAAATGGGCGGAGTTCTTTCAAAGGATAATGCTGAGATCAGAGAGAAGATGGATGGTTCAGCTCTTCGTATTGGTTTAGATGAGAAGGGGCGATTCTTTGCTCAAACTTCTACATCGCCTTCATTTTTTAACTTTGGCGATTTTAGAAAGCGTTTTTCTAAGCATGGTGAAGAAGCCGCACTTATGGGAGACAAGTGGGATGATATTTTTAAAATGATAAAGAGTGACTCCAAGGTTAATGCCATTCTTAAAAAGTATAATACTAAAAACGGTATTAAGGTTGTTGGAGAGATTATGTATCCTCCGCTTGGTATTGATTTACTTGATAAAATGCGATTTATTCGTATTGATTATGAGAAGAAAAAACTTGGTTCTGATTATACCTTCGTTCCTTTTTACGTTATGGATAATGAAAATAACATACATCCAAAAGAAAAAGAAATCTTTAAAGAACTATACAAGATATCAAATTCTAAACGTAAATATGTCAATACCGTTGTTTTAAAGGATAAAGACATTAATATTAAAACGGATTTGAGTATTGTAAACAACGATCTTGTTAAGAAATATAAAAATTTAAATGATGTATTGGTATCAAGGAAGCATATAGATCGTGAGTTAAAAACAAAAATCAAAGATGAGATTTTGCTGCTACAACGAAAGCTTGCTGCTAAAATACTTTCATATGTTGATGGCGGTCTGTTAGGAAAAGATTTCGAAGGAATTGTAATTAAACTAAGTGACGGTTCCTTAATTAAAATTATTTCTGACAAGTTTAAGAACACAACCTTTGATAAAAACCGTTAATAAATACTAATACAATGCTTGCATATAAACAATTTTTAGAAAATAAACGGCAGCTGTCTGAAGGTGGTAATGCTGTTAAAGGAGTCGGACCGATTAATCAAGAGAATTCTATTCCTACATATAATAAAATTCTTAGTGAGTTTTTGCCAAAGCTTAAACTTAAAGATAAACATGTAGCGAGTCTTGGCTCTACTGGTAAAAAAGGACCAAAGCAAACCTCAGGCGATATTGATATTGCTCTTGATGCTACCGAGCTTTTAAAATCAAATAAGATTGACACATATGCAGATCTAATGGATTTTATTGTTGTTACAGTTAAATCTTTAGGATATGATTATAAAGATATGCGTAGTATTGGTATTGTTAGTATTGCATATCCAATTGTTAATGACGATAAGTTACAAGCAGATAAACTTGTTCAAGTAGACTTTATGGTTGTTGAAAATCTTAAACATGCAACATGGGCTTTTCACAGTCCTTCATATCTTGAGTCCAATCTAAAGGGTTTATATAGAAACGAATTAAACTTTGCTGTCGCTAAATATGCTGGATTTAAAGTAACTGAAAGAGACAAAGAAAGCAAAGAAGCCGTTACATGGCAGCGCTTTTGGTGGGATATTAAACGAGGCTTAAGTAAAGGAACACAAACTCGATTAAGTGCAAAAACTGGTAAAATTGTAAAAGGCACTAGACCGTTAACAAAAAACGATATTTCTGATGAGCCTGATGATATTGTTAAGTTCCTATATGGAGAGAAATATAAAGCAAGAGATATTTTAACTTTTGATGATGCTCTTAATGCTATTATGAGTAATGATTTTCCTTATAAGAAACAAAGGAAGACTATTTTAAAAGCTGCATCCGAATCTATACAAAAGAAAGGCTTCCCTATTCCGAAGCAAATGGCCAAATATATATAACATATAACAAACGATGGAAGAATTTCAAAAAAACGATATGGCTGAAGGCCGCTCATGGAAATCTATAGGACACTATACCGCAGATGGTAAAGAGTGGGCTGGAGATCAGCATGCGCATAATGGTCAAATAATGACTGGTAAGACGCATGATAAAAATAGTGTTTACTTATATCATTATAAAGAATTATCTGCTGAAGTGAGAAAAAAAATCGATGCAGAAATTGAAGAAGCAGAAAAGGATTTACGCTTACGTGACCTTGAAGTTGTTGATCCAACCGATGGCAGTTGGGGCGATGAAATGGGCTTCTTAAATCGTCGATATATGAAACGTCATAATTCGTATGTTACTGAAGATTCCGAAGACGAATGCTATAGTGAAGCGCTAACTGCTATTCAACGAATTAAGCGTAGAGCGATAATGCGTAAAAGCAAAGCGGCTATTGCTCGTGGACGACGTCGTTCTGAAAAGAAAAAACCAACACTTAAGGTAATGAAGAATAGAGCTTTGAAAGCTGCTAGGAACCTTTTATTTAAAAAGTTGGCGGGTCAACGATCAAAAGATGAGTTGAGCTTTTCTGAAAGATCTAGAATTGAAAAGGTTCTATCAAAAAAACAAGGTAAGATCAAAGCGATTGCTAAAAAGATTTTACCAAAATTAATCCAAAAGGAAAAAGAGAAGCGCGCTAAAAAAGCAGCAGAAAAGAAATAATGAAATCATTTAAAACATTTATTAAAGAAAAGGAAGTCAAAACATTGGTGACTACCTTTGGCCGTTTTAACCCGCCACATGTTGGACACGCCGTAAACTTTAAAGAGTTAGCAGCAGCAGCTAAAAAAGAAAAAGCGGATTATAGAATTTACTCTTCGCAGTCGCAGGACGCTAAAAGGAATCCATTAGGATATGAAGAAAAAATTAAATTTCTTAGAAAGCTTTTTCCTCAACACGCTCGTAGTATTTACTTAGACAAAAAGGTTAAAAACCCATTTGATGTTGCTAAACAAGCTTATGCAGATGGTTATGAGAAACTTGTTATTGCGGTTGGGCCAGATCGTGCGAACGAATTTAAAGATATGTTATTGAAATATAACAAAGAAGGCGGTATATTTTATTTTCCTGCCGGTATTGAAATTGTTGATACTGGAAAGGGTAAAAGGATTTCAAGCGCCACTCTTATGAGAAAGTCTGTAGAAAATAATGACCTTGCAACCTTTGCTAAAAATCTTCCTAAAACATTTAAAGAAGTTGAAAAGTTATTTAATGCAGTAAGGAAAGGAATGGGTTTAAAAGAATCTACCAACTTCCGCAAACATATTGATATAAATCCAAATGAAGCGCGTGAGCGTTTTTTCAATAAGGAAATCTTTAATGAAAATGATAAAGTTATAAGTATAAAGGATAATAAAACTTATACTATTAAAGAGCGCTTTAGTAATTACGTTAGCGCAGCTGATGGCACCACTATTAAAAAGTTTTTTATAACAGATATAATCCCTATTAATGAAAACCCTTAAACTTATAATTTTATCTAGCTATATTTTTATTGGGACGTCGTGTGTTCGTCCTCACTCAATAAACCTGCAAATGGAACAACTTCCAGCCGAAGAATTAGAAACAACTTTAAACCTTAAATGGAAACTTTAACAAACAAATAAAATGAAAAAACTAACAGATATTTTAGAAAACAAAAATGTTATCTTAGACGAGAATAGCGACGCTAGCTTAGAAATCCTATTAAACGAAGCCGATGCAAAACCGCCAGAAAATACTGATGTTGGTATTGTTCTTTCAAGACTATCAGATATGATTTCAATGTCAGACGACTTATATGATACTGCATCTTCTCTTGAAGAGATTGATAAGGAAACTGCTGATACTGTTGAATCCACATATAATTCTCTTGATGAGTTATATGCTATGTTTGATGATAAGTATGATATCTTTAGATCTGATTTTGATATGGGTGACATTGAAATGGATGAAGATTTCCGTATTAGTTTAGATGATCTATTAAATGAAGCGACTGATGAGTTATCAGAAGCATTCTTACGTTTGCCTGGCCATTTTATTAATAACGAATTATATGGAGTAGAACGAGATCTTAATACTTTTATTAAGGGTTTGCAAAATGGTAATGATGTTAATATGAAAGAGCTTAATAAAATCATTAAGATATTACAAAGCGCTAAGAAGGAAGTTAAGAAATTCAATAAGCCTGAAGAGGTTCCTGTTAGTTTTCAATATAAAAAAGAATCTATTGAAGAAGCAAAACGTCGAAACCAAGGGCTTACTGATTTATTCCATAACCTTGCTGCAGTTGAAAGACAACTACGTCCTAACAGCCCTATTCACAGGTTAGTTGAAAAGACCGCTGAGGGTAATTATACTGCAGAATTTAAGAAGATGCAAAAATTGGTTGCTCCTCTTGTTAAAATGTGGGATGACATTGAAGCGGACTTAGACACAGACTACCCTCGCGAATCTATTGAAGAAGCTAAGATGTCGCCTGAAGATACTAAGCTCGCACAGGAAATTATCAAGAGCGAAGATGAAAGGGTCAGCGTTACTTATGGTCAAAAACTAAAAGTTGCTCGACAAAAGCTTATTAAAAAATATGGTAAAGATTGGGCCAAAATGGTTGAATCTATTGAAGAAGCTGGAGGCGATTGGGTTGTCGTTGATTTAAATACTAAGAAGGTTACGTATGTTAAATCATATGACGCTGCTTCAAAGTATGTGAAGAAGAACGGTGGAGTAATTGCAAGCGCTGAATATTATGCTGATAACAAAAAGAAGTTTGAAGATACCTCGTTTGAAGGAGAGCCTCTTGATGAAGACAAGTATACCGATCTTGGTTTAAGCGTATCCCATACTCTAAACATGGCTCAAACCTTTTGGTATAAGTTAGGCGGTAAAGCTCAAATTGATCAAAAGAAATATGCTAAGCTTGAAGCTGATTATGTTAAAAGAGGTAAAGTAAAAGTAAAGCTTGATGATATTGGTAAAGTTACATTCAAGAATGTAACACACCATCTGACATTTAAAGATAAGAGTAAAGCAATGTTCCACGTTTCTGATAAACCTGGCACACCAACCGTAATCGGAAACTTCGATGCTCTTGGTGTTAACGGTAAGCGCGGTAATATGTTCCATTCTGCTATTAAAGATAGAGATCTTGATTTAACATTTACAGAATCCATTGAAGAAGCTGTTTCTGGTTCAACACTTTCCATTCTAAAGAAGGTCGGTTTTAAAGAAGCTCCAGTAGATAATACAACAACAAAGGTTGTTAATTCTCTTTCTGGTAAAAAACTTAAACTGACTCAACTGTTTGGTATATCAATGCGAGCTGGTAAGTGGGCTGATATCTTTGTTGGTTCTACCGAAGATGGTAAATATTTCGTGGTTGATCCATCTGGAACTACTATCTTTAATAAAGAATCTGAGTTAGTAACCGCTTTAAAGTCTGCGGCACTTGGTGAATCTATCAACCACTTTTTAAAGGGCGGTAAAGACCTTAACGACATCGTTGGTTAATCTTTAATAATCCTTATATATAATTATATAAGGTTAATATGACAAAGGAAAATAAAAAATTAAATTTAAACAATTTCTCATTATATGCAGCGCAGCATTATACTAATCCAAGAGTATTAAACGTTGACGAATTTTATGAAGATTTGAATAAATTTAAATATGTAAAGAAACTATTTACCAAATATAAAAACTCTGGCGACTTAAAAGAAAGATTAATATTAAATCATATAATTTCAATATATAATGTTTTTAACATCGAGGCTGCAACTAAAATGTGCTTCTTTAAAATGGACGAAGAATCTCATCCTGCGTTAAAAACGTTCTTGTTATACTTAAACTATATTCAGGAGCGCGAATTTATAAATATTCCATGTGATCTATACGTTGTAAAAAAACTAAATAAAATATAAAACAAGTGGGATTCCTATTCAAAGCGGCCGATACATTTTTTGCCTTACGATTTTTAAGGTTATTAACCATGCCTTGGACTAAAACTGGCGCTTTTGAAAATGGTATTATAGACAAAAATGGTAAGGTAATTAAAAAGCCAGAGACTCCTAAGGAAAAGGAAGTGTATAACTTGTTTCATAAATTGGTTTTTAATATTAAACGGTTATTAAATAAAATCCCATTTGGTAAATCAACGCTTGCTAGTTACGCCGCCGGATTATATTTGATTAAGGAACATACCGGAATGTCTGAGCTATTAATGGGAGAGCTCCTAGAAGAAGCGTTTGGTTATAATCCAGCAACTGATATTGATTTAAATGAAGATATTGAAGACACCCGTATTCAATCTGGTAATTATTTTTTAGGTGAAGATTTGTTTTTTGCAAATGGTAATATGCTTACACCGGTTGGTAATACAACATTAACAATTAATGAAAACTCTACTAATATGATTGGAACTATATTTAATATTCCAATTTATAAAGCAAAGGATAATAAAACCAACCAATTCGTTTTGGTTACCACTAACAACATAACAAAAATATAAAATGGATATTAACGAGACAAACGAAGATACGCCAAGCATGACGACATCTACTACAGCAACAACCAACGGAGGACCTTCTAAGAAAGGCTCATATAATCAATACAACCAAGGTGATAATTGGAAAATTTTTGATGTTGATACGGATTGCTTTGAAAAATTTAGAAGTGGACGTAAGAAGTTCGAAAGATGGGCCCGCTTTTTAAACATGGACAACGAAACACACAAATCAATTTATGATTATGCGTCAAAGCATTCAAAAAATACTATAGTTTTACGCTGTTCAGAATCAGGCGCACTTCGAGCAATTCGACGTCGTTCTAGTAACGGTCTGTAAATAACCACAGTTTGTTATTTACAAATCGCTTAGTTATGATATAATTATACTATCATAACGAAATCAACCCGTGCCTGTAATAAGCACAAAACCACAAAACTATAGTAACCTAAATGAGCAATCCCACAATCTTTGATGAGCAGGTAAGCAGAAAACCTAATCATTATCCATGGACCGAAGCCTTTATTGAAAGCATGCACAACGGCTTTTGGACCGACAAAGAATTTAGTTTTAAAAGTGATATCCATCAATTTAAAACAGTCCTAACCGAACAAGAACAACAAATTATTATTCGTGATCTAAGCGCGATTGGTCAAATTGAAGTTGCTGTAAAAACATTTTGGGCTAAGCTTGGAGAGAACCTTCCACACCCATCACTTCAAGATCTTGGGTATGTTATGGCCAACACTGAAGTTATTCATAACAATGCTTATGAACGTCTTATTTCTATTTTAGATATGGAGGATGTGTTTGAAGAGAATCTTAAATTGGATTTTATTCAAGGCCGAGTTAATTATCTTAAGAAATATACTCACCGGTTCTATAAAGATAGTAAGAAGCAATACTTATATGCTATTACATTATTTACTTTGTTTGTTGAGAACGTTTCGTTGTTTTCTCAATTCTACGTTATTAACTGGTTTGCTCGTTATAGAAACGTTTTAAAAGACACTGATCAACAAGTAAAATATACTCGTAATGAAGAGCGTATCCACGCAATGGTTGGTATGAAAATTATTAATACCATTCGTGAAGAGCTTCCTGAGTTATTTGATGATGAACTTGAAGAGCGTATTGTTGCTGCAGCGCATGAAGCGTTTAAAGCCGAATCCAAAATTATTGATTGGGTCGTTAATGGTATTGACGAAGAAGGTTTATCTGCTCCAATTCTAAAAGAGTTTATTAAGAATAGAATTAATGCAAGCATGGGCGATATTGGTTTTCAAAAGCCATTTGAAATTGACGAAAAATTGCTTGAATCTACTATGTGGTTTGAAGAAGAACTTCATGGTAATAATATGACTGACTTCTTCCATAGCAGACCTGTTGAATATTCTAAAAAGAGCCAATCTTTTGATGAAGATGACTTGTTTTAATATGTATATATAATTTAACAAATGATTGATAACGAATTAAACATCGATTGGCTTAATAAAGATTCTCGTAAATTTCTTGAAAGAGGTTACTTAATTGAGGGCGAAACACCAGAGCAAAGGATGCGTGATATTTCTACTCACGCTGAAACACTTTTAGGTATTAAAGGGTTTGCTCTTAAATTTGAAGATTACTTACATAAAGGATTTTATTCTCTTTCGAGCCCTATTTGGAGTAACTTTGGAAGAACTCGTGGTTTACCTATTAGTTGTTTTGGATCTTATATTGAAGATACTCTTGAATCTATAACAGGCCATAAGCTTGCTGAAATCTCCATGATGACAAAACATGGCGGAGGAACTTCTGCTTACTTTGGCGCATTACGTGGACGAGGAGCTAAGATTGGTGAGGATCAAGGGACAAGCACAGGAGCCGTTCACTTCATGGAACTATATGATAAGTTGATGAATGTCGTATCACAGGGAAATGTCCGTCGTGGATCCTTTGCGGCATACCTTCCAATTGATCATCCAGATGTTGAAGAGTTTCTTAAGATTAGAAGTGATGGTCATGAGATTCAAGATATGTCAATTGGCGTTTGTGTATCAGATGACTTCATGAAAACAATGCTTGAAGGCGACAAAGAGAAACGTCGTATCTGGGGATTGGTTATTAAGAAACGTTTTGAAAGTGGTTATCCATATATCTTCTTTACGGATAACGTAGAAAATCAAAAACCACAAGTTTATAAAGATAAAGATAAACGCATCCACGCAAGTAACCTTTGTAATGAAATTTACTTAAGCACTGATAAGGATGAAAGCTTTGTGTGCAACCTTAGTTCATTGAACTTAGAAAAATGGGATGAGATTCAAGAGACTGACGCTATTGAAACACTGATCTATTTTCTTGATTCGGTAATGACAGAGTTCATTGATAAAACTGAGGGTATGCCATTTATGGATTGCGCTAGAAGGTTTGCTAAAAACCAACGAGCTCTTGGATTAGGCGTTCTTGGATGGCATAGTTATCTTCAATCTAAAATGATTGCATTTGAAAGTCTTGAAGCTCAATTACATAATACTCAGGTCTGGTCAACAATTCGAACAAAAGCTGATAAAGCTACTGCCGAACTTGCTGAGATATATGGCGAACCTAAACTGCTTGAAGGTTATGGTAAAAGAAATTCAACGACATTGGCGGTTGCTCCAACAACTTCTTCTAGTTTTATTCTTGGACAAACAAGTCCAAGTATTGAACCACTTAATAGTAATTACTTTACAAAGGATTTGGCTAAGGGTAAATTCACATATAAGAATCCACATCTAAAAGAACTATTAAGGCAAAGAGGTATGGATACTCTTCAAGTTTGGAAAGATATCTTGGAGCATGGTGGATCTGTTCAACATATTGAAGGATTAACCGAAGAAGAAAAGGACGTGTTTAAAACGTTTGGAGAAATTAGCCAAAGAGAAATTGTTCTTCAGGCGGCTCAACGCCAACAATTTATTGATCAAGGACAAAGTTTAAATATTATGATTCACCCTAAAGCGAAACCTAAGGACGTAAACGAACTAATGATATTTGCATGGGAGAATGGGATTAAAGGTATGTACTATCAACGAAGTGCAAACCCTGCTCAGGAACTAGCTAGATCGTTGATGACATGTAAAACGTGCGAAGGATAATATGACAGACAAATATAGGTGCATCAAGTGTAAAATTTCATATGACGTCTTTTGGGACGATCACGCTGAGATCTATTATTCAGGAGTAGAAGACACCGACGAAGACATCAATGACTTAACCGAATGCCATGAACCTGAGCATTGCCCATTCTGTGGATCTCACCTTCATGACGATATGGTTGGTGATTTTGATCAATAAATGCATTTTCCTCTTATTTTAAGGAAAGCTGGGGTATAATATCCCAATATTTTTTGGTCTTCAAACCCTTATTCTAAGGGAGTTGTAGAGTAAAATGTGCATTTTGTGAATTATTTTATTTACAAATGTGCCTTTTTATGGTATAATATAACTACAGAGAGGGACACCAACCAACCCGATCAACCACCACAAAATGTACAAATATACTTACACCGAACATCAGCAGAATCCCCCTTCACTTGGAGGCGATTGGGAATGCGGCACAGAGACCGTCGTCTGCTTCTCAAAAAGCCCAAAGAAGGCATGCAGCCTTAAGGGTATCGTTTCCCGCAAATTCGAAGGCACCTGCGGGTGTCCAATCATGGCCTACGAAAAGCTGGAGTTCAATGGCAAGGTGATTTTCGATCGCGATCACTAATAACCAAAACGACCATGATTCATATAGCCGAACTTTTTACCGCCATTCTCATCCTCGCCGCATCATTCATCTTTTTGATCGCCTGCGCAGCCTAACTACAACCAACCAATATATTATGACAACAAAACCAAATCGCACTCACTGCTACAGATTTACTGTAGAGATGGACAATGAAGAAGATATGAAATCTCTGGCTACGTTCAGAAAATCATTCTATGGGACTAACCAATATGTAAAATGTCAAGGCCGTTGGGGTGAGAATAACCCCAATTATAAAAGAAGCTGCAACTTCCTAGGACAGACGCGATCGTTCTGCCCAGTTTCACTTGCCTCACATTGCGACGTTTACGTTTACTTTCGATAAGACATGAATTTAATAAGAATCACCCTTATGACGATAGTCTGCGCCATCTTTTGGTACTGGGTAGTAAGATTAATATTACTAATTTTTTAAGATGAAATCAATAATATTACAAAAACTATTAACTGAGTTTCCTCACTCACAGAATGTTGAAATCGACGGAAAGGTAAAGAGTATCCCAGAACTAACTGAGGAAAACTTTTGGACCTTAATTAAAAGCCACAACGAACTTATTGAAAAGTTCAATTACGCTATTCACAATTTAAATACAGAGTGTAAAGAACTAAGAAATAAACTAAATCAAAAATAAAAACCATTAATTATATTATGAAAAAAACAACCAGCGCTAAATTCGAAAAACTGAAAGCCAATATTGCTAAACTTGAACTTCAAAAGGGAGATAAAACTAACTTTGGCTCAGTTATTAAAGTAGGCGAAACAGGAATCACTTTTAAGAATACATACTCACCAAAGACAAGAATCATGTTTATCCAACGCAAGTTTGGAAGAAACGAATATGTATTGAATGACCTAATTAAACTTTAATTATGAAAGAAACAAATTACACTACAAACATTAAGGCCGGTGATTCTGTGATGGTTAACGGTATGCAAATTATCGTTAATGAGAATTGCGGAAACGGCTGCTTTTATGGAACAGATTGTGATGGCGATGAGATCGAATTCGCCACCGAAGAAATCTTAGCAGTTGTTCCAGATTAATATAATAATATGGAAAAGATAGAAGAGCTAAAACAAAAGTATATTTTTGACCGTTTGGAATGCCTTAAGTGGGATTCAAAATATTACAAATATAAAAACACAAAGCTATCATCAGAGCTTGAAAAGAGCGAAGCTAAGCTCGTTGATATTTTAAAAGAGATTCGTGAACTTGAAAGTCTCCGTGTTAGACCAAAGAAAAATAAATAAAAAGGGGGTGTAAAAGAATTCGACGCTAGTTTCGGCTAACGGACCCGGGCGCGATACCCGGCACCTCCACCATTTAAAATAAAACACCCGCACTGGTTTAATTCAGAGCGGGTGTTTTTCTAAATGTATATCTTACTTAAGGTTTGGCTCGTCTTTTTCTGTTGAGTATTCTGCTAAAAACTCTCTTAATTCATTAATGTCATTTGCGTTTAAGCTCATGAATGTTCTTCGAGCCGAACCAGATGTGCGGCTTTCACTAACCTTTTCAATCTCTAAACATTTACGAGTGCCTAACTTTGATTCCAATTCATCAGGGCCAATAAATTCAAGAAGCTTAAATGTGGAGTTTGCATGTGTTCCTCCATCTTCCCATCCAGCCAATTCGGTTTTTTCAAGCAGAACCTTTGCTTCTTCTTTAATGGGTTTACCCTCAAGAATCGCCTTAGCCGCATCTTCAAGCCTTTTGTTTTTATTTGATAGATTCATATATTAAATTTTTTCTATTGAAGTAATGTTTGGATAGTTTGGTTTATTACTTAGAACTACTTTAACTTTATCTCCTGCTTTATACTTCTTGCTAAGCTTTGGATCAAAACCGAATTCGGCTTTCATACCGCTCTTGTTTTTCTTGTCATACCCTTTGAAAGTCATAACCCAGGCTTTACCAAACTTACCAGGCGATCTTTGAACTTGTGAAACGCTAGAAATTGTAAGATCCAATTCCTTTCCGAGATTCTTATTAAGAAAATCATTATGAATAATTGCATTCTCACTCATAATTGCCTTTGCCGCTTCTTCAAGACTGTTATTTCTATTTGATAAGTTCATTTGATCTTATTTAAAAGTTTTTGTAGAACGTCAACGTCAGACATATTAAGTTCAATATACTTTTTGCCAATTGTAATTTGTACCATTTTACGTGTACCAATTTTATCTTCAAGATCCTTTGGACCAGCAAATTGTGTTAGTTCAGCATATTCATTGGCAGTTCTTCCGCCACTAGTCCAAGCTTTAATTTTAGTAGCTTCATCAAGTTCAACACCTTCTTTAATCTTTTTACCTTTAAGCTTCATTAAAACTTTAATGATAACCTTTGGCCCAAAGCCCGCTTGCATTAGAGCGTTATTAATATCTTCCCAACGATAGGCGTCACCGTTAACTTCTTGAAGAGTTTCTTCAATTTCAATAGTGTTGCCTTCGAGAATTGCTTTAGCAACATTTTCTAAAGCTTCATTTTTATTTGATAGGTTCATTGTTTATTATATTTATGTATAGTTAATTTATGTATAGTTATTTATAAAAGCTAATCCTTTTCAGCATCTGCAGCTTCACGAGTTTTCTTTGACATTTTTATTGCCCAATCAACACCAGGATCGCCACCCCAACCAAGCCAGGCCATATATCCATTATCTGTCCATGGGCGGTCTTTCTTTTCAGGGGAAATTTTAGAGTTTTTTCTATGCCTATTAAATGATGCCATTCTTTTTAATATATCATAAGAGATCTCATCTCCATCAGCAAGTTGGCGAGCTCTTACCCATCCAGTGCGAGTCATTGCTTTAACTTCATTGGGGTATTTCTCTTTCCACTCAATAGCCTTTTTAGCTGCTGCAACTGCTCCAGCCGGTGGTTGAAACTTTTGTTCTTCCTCTTTGATAAAATCTTTAAACGGGATCATATTAATGTTATTTATAATGTTGTATATATAAATTAGAATGTGGTTATATAACGATAAAGAATTTACAACTGAGATGATCGAGGATTATGTTGGATTTGTTTATCTAGTAACTTTCGATAATGGAATGAAATATATCGGAAAAAAACGGTTTTGGAGTAAGGTGACTCGTCCTCCGTTAAAAGGAAAGAAAAGAAAGCGCAGATCTTTAAAGGAATCTGATTGGAAAACTTACTGTGGATCAAGTGAAGCTGTTAAAGAATTAATAGAAGAGAATGGCTTAGATTCTGTCAAAAGAGAGATACTGCACTTATGTAAAGGAGCAGGAGAACTCTCCTACATGGAAACAAAGGAACAATTTGATAGAGAAGTTTTATTACGCGAGGATTATCACAATGGCATAATAAGTTGCCGTATTCATCATTCTCATGTGAAAATACTGAAACAATAGTATTTACAAAGCCTCAATTTTAGTATATAATATTATTAATAACAAAGTTAACCATATATGATAATTATCGACTTCTCAGCAATATCAATCGCCTCCGTATTTTCTCAACCAGCAAATACTTTAGATGAATCCATGATTCGCCACTTTATTCTTAATTCATTAAGGATGTATAATGTAAAATACAGATCAGAATATGGCGAGATGGTTATTGCTTGCGACCATAGAAGCTGGCGCAAATCGGTTTATCCAGAATATAAAGCGGCCCGTAAGAAAACCAGAGAGAAAAGTAATATTGATTGGACAGAAGTTTTTGGTATGATTGATAAAGTAAAACAAGAGCTTATAGAGTTTTTCCCTTATCCTGTGGTTCATGTTAATGGTGCAGAAGCAGATGATATTATTGCTACACTTGTTGAAAGCACTCAGGAGTTTGGTAAACATGAAAAGGTAATGATTGTTAGTTCTGATAAAGACTTTATTCAATTGCAGAAATATTCAAATGTTAAACAGTTTAGCCCAGGCCAAAAGAAAGCAGTTACCGATCCTTCTCCTGCGATGTATTTGTTCGAGCATGTTCTTAGAGGCGACGCTGGTGACGGCGTTCCAAACGTTCTATCAAGCGATGATACTTTTGTTACAGCAAAACGCCAAACTCCTTTAAGTAAAGTTAAGATTAAAAAATGGCATGAAGAATCAAAGACTAAAGATCTAAAAGATGTCCTTGACGAAAATACATATAGGAATTACATACGTAACCAAACTATGATTGACCTATCAAAGATTCCCAGCGAAGTAGTGCAAGATATCCAAGCCGAGTATCAAAAAGAAGAAAACCAAAAAAATGATAATTCAAAGATACTGAATTATCTAATTCAAAATAGATGCAACCAGCTCGTAAATTGTGCTGATGAATTCTTTATAAAATAATATAACAACTATGAAAAACCAAACATCGAAAAAATTTGTAACTCGTTTACCGTATGAAACTCTTGAAAAAGTTCAGGCGGCTAATAATGTTAAAGATCGAGTTAAAATCCTACAAGAAGACGCAACTTTTGCTTTGAAGACAATTCTTCAAGTTAACTTTAGAGAAGATATTACTTTTGATTTTCCAGAAGGAGCGCCTCCTTATAAGAAAGATGAAAGCAATGTCCCTGGGCAACAATATAGATCTATTGAAAAATCAATTTCATCATTAAAAAATCTAGTAGCACAAAATAAACGAGTTCCTACTTTTAAAAAAGAAGCAGGCCTTATTAGATTATTGGAATCAGTTCATCCAAAAGATGCAGAGATTCTAATTGCAATGAAAGATAAAGATCTTAAAAGTCTATATAAAGGTATTACTTTGTCAACAGTTCAAAAGGCATTTCCTAATTTAAAGTTAGTTGCAGAATAATATGACATATGAATATACATGTTTAAGCTGTGAAGAACGCTGGGATGCTCGTTATCCTGTAGATGATAGAGATATCCCTTTAAGCGAACCTTGCCCAAAATGCGGAGTTGAAGGACAGGTTAAAAGAGTTCCAACCGCGGTTCGTGTTTCATATGAAGGTTTTCAAAGCCCTATTACAAGAGCTGGTGGAGAATGGAATGACGTGCTTAAATCTATTAAAAAGGGAGCAGGTAAAAAATCCACTATTGAAACTAAATAATGTCGCTACGATCTTTATTATCAAAACCAATTAGAGGTACTACTTTTAATCATTTGCCTACTTCAATTGGTTATGACGATTTGGTTTGCGAAACTAAAACATCTGGTAGAAAATATATAACTCCAGAAGGCACGGCATATCCAAGTATTACAACCGTTCTCGGTTCCTTAAGTAAAGAAGGAATCGAAGCTTGGAAGAAACGAGTAGGCGAAGAAGAAGCTAATCGAATTTGTCAACATGCTTGCACTCGAGGAACTGCAATGCATGAAGCTATTGAGCAATATCTTAATAACGAAGAAGATTGGTTTGCGCCAAATGAAATGCCAAACGTTAAAGCATTGTTTAATGCGGTTCGTCCAGTTCTTGATGAAAGAGTAACTAATATATATTTACAGGAAGGCGCTCTTTATTCTGATCATTTAAAACTTGCGGGTCGTGTTGATTGTATCGCTGAGTTTGATGGCAAGCTTTCAATCATTGATTTTAAAACCGCGAGGCAAGCTAAAAAGAAAGAATATATTACTAGTTACTTCATGCAAGCATCTGCTTACGCTATTATGTTTGAAGAACGAACCGGAATCCCCGTAACACAAACAGTTATTCTAATGGCAGTTGATGACTCGCCCACACCAATCGTGTTTAAAGAAAAACGCGATAACTATACAAAACAATTAATTGAAACTATACAAAACTATTATGATACAACCCGATAACAATAAAAGAAATGAGAGTGAGCCGTCGTTAAAAGATATGATGGTCCAAAGACGCAACGATCCATTTGTTACTGACTATGGTACAATTTCTGATTTTTATATTTCATCTCAGATCGGACCAGCCTCAGATTATATTGATTGGTTTCAACGAATTCGTGCAGCACGTGAATCTGATATTATTCGCTTTCATATTAATTGCCCAGGTGGGGATTTGTTTACAACGATTCAATTTATGCAAGTTCTTTCAGAGACTAAAGCAACAGTTGTTATGTGTGTTGAAGGCGCATGTATGTCAGCTGCGACTCTTCTATTTTTAATGGGTGATGAGTTTACAGTAACCGATCATAGTGTGTTTCTTTTCCATAACTATTCAGGTGGAGTTGTTGGAAAGGGCGCAGAAATTTATCACGGCGTAATGCATGAAAGAAAGTGGACTGAGAAACTACTAAGGCACGCATATGAAGGGTTTCTAACTACAAATGAAATTTCACAGCTTGTCGAAGATAAAGATGTTTGGATGGATGCCGAAACTGTTATTGCTAGGTTAAAAGAAAAAGAAACAATGGGCGAAGTTAAGCCTATTAAGACTAAAAAGAAAACTACTAAAAAGAAAACCACTAAAAGAAAAACTATTAAAAAGAAATCATAATGAAACAAACAAATATAAATCAACCAGATTACCACTTTAAACGTCGCTTAGCTTTTGGTATATTAAATGAAGTTGGCGAGGAAGAGTTAGATGAATTTCAAAAAGAAATAATGATTGATGTCTCAGCTGAATATGAATTCATTAAAAATAAAACCAGTAGTTTATCAAAAATGCAACGCGATCAAATTGAACAAGCATATGTTGGTATTCAAAACACTTTAGCTAATAAAGCCAAAGCAGATATAAAATCAAAGGAAGAAGAGTAATGAAAACTTTAATATTAGCAACAAGTAAATTTTGCGGTCCTTGTAAACTTTTAAAAAGTGAGTTTGAAAAGAAAGGTATCGATATAGAATATAAAGATTCTATTGAAGATGTAAACTTTTTTATTGAAAATAAAATTAAAAGTGTGCCGACATTAGTGTTAATAAACGGTGATAAAATTATTGGAGCTGAAGCTATTATGAAAAGTTTGAAGGAACATTATATTTGATAAATAATATTATATCAAAGGTGACGTTGATATATTAATTCACTTATAATATAAATAATACTATGTCAACCAATATCGATTTGCATGCCGACAAAGGCAGCACTTTTTCTGTAGCCGTCAATGTTGAAAACAAAGACGGCTCTGCTTTTGATTGTACCGGCTACAATGTTAGAGGACAAGTTAGGAAAACTTATAAATCCGAATATGGAGTAAACCTTTCATGTGATTATATTGATCAAGCTGATGGTCTTATAGGTTTATCATTGACCTCAGAAGAAACCGCTGCTATGAAGGCCGGGCGGTATTATTATGATGCTGAGATTTTCAGTGACAGCGGCACAGTAATTAGAGTTTTAGAAGGTATCTTCGAAGTTAGCCCACGTGTTATTAGTGAGACTTCGGACTTGGGGCTGGGCGATAATACCGATCCAGTACCCGATTCGCATGCACTTAGGAGAGACAATCCTCATCAAGTTGCTCCCGATCAAATTGGACTAGGCAACGTAGATAATACAGCCGACGCAACCAAACCCGTATCTGGACCAACTCAAACTGCTTTAAATTTAAAAGCAGATCAATCAACTACATATACTAAAACAGAAGTTGATACAAAAGTTACTAATTTAATTGATTCCGCGCCCGGTGCATTAAATACTCTTAATGAATTGGCTGAGGCTCTTGGCGATGACGAGAATTTTGCATCTACTGTCAACTCGGCTATTGCTAGTAATTCAAGTGGAATAACAGCTTTAAACAGTCATGCCTTAAGTAAAACCAATCCGCATGATGTTTCTTTAGAACAGTTAATTGATGTTGATTTTCTTTCAAATCCGCCGGCGCAGGGCCAAGGTATTCTCTATGATACAGATTCTCAAACATGGGTAGCTGCAGATATTGAGGGTGGTACAGGAACAGGTGGCCCAGTAGAATTAACTGACCAAACTCATTCTATATATGTTTCTAAGACTGGTAATAATATTAACCAGGGTTTAAATATTGATGATGCAAAATTAACAATAACCAGTGCTGTGAATGCAGCGCAAACTTTAATAGCTGAACCAGGGTTTGTAGGAAGTGTAAGAATTGATGTTTTAGATGGTGGCAGATACTTTGAAGGAAATGTAAACATTTCAGATAACATTCACGTGTTTGCGCCAACATCAACATTTATTGGAAACCTTACTATTGGTAATAATTCATCCTGTGTTATTGATACTCATTATGCCGACACAAACACACCTGGCTCCACTTTAGTTAATTTTGTTAATGCAACAAATTCTTACTATACTGCTAATACTTTAGATATGCGAGGTGAAGCCGGTTCACAAACCGGTGGCATTGGTATTAGGTCTGAACAGAGTATTAACAGGTGTAAAGTAAATATTGGCGAGATTTATATTCCAACTGACGCAAAAGGATATCAAAGTGATGAAGACGGTAATTTAACTTTTGGCAGAGTAAATCTTACAGGCGATAACTCATTCGCGTTTTACTTATTTGGCTTAGATGGAAATGCAAAAACTGATATAACATGCGGGGAAATTATTGCATCTCCAATAGGCAGTAATACTATGGCCGTTTACTGTAATACTGATAATTCAAAAACAACTTTAATATGTGGCCAGATAGATGTAGCTAAAGTTTATTCTATACCAAAGGCAACAGCTGAACTTTATATAATTTGCCCTAAAATTAGTGGTGATAGAACTCAAAATATTATTGGAGTTGTAAAAGAAATTTCAGATATTACTTTTGATTTAAAAGCAGATCAAACCGCGTTGACCGCACACGTTTCTGATGCAACCAATCCTCATACCGTAACTGCTACTCAAGTTGGTTTAGGCAACGTAGATAATACGGCCGATTCAACCAAACCCGTATCTGGACCAACACAAACTGCTTTAAGTTTAAAGGCAAATTCATCTGATTTATCTAATCACGTTTCTGATTCAACTAATCCTCATACCGTAACTGCTACTCAAGTTGGACTTGGTAACGTAGATAATACATCTGATATTAATAAACCAGTTAGTACAGCAACACAAACTGCTTTAAATTCAAAGGCCAATTCATCTGATTTATCTAATCACGTTTCTGATTCAACTAATCCTCATACCGTAACTGCTACTCAAGTTGGACTTGGTAACGTAGATAATACATCTGATGCAACCAAACCCGTATCTGTACCAACTCAAACTGCTTTAAATTTAAAGGCAAATTCATCTGATTTATCTAATCACGTTTCTGATTCAACTAATCCTCATACCGTAACTGCTACTCAAGTTGGTTTAGGAAATGTTAATAATACATCTGATATTAATAAACCAGTTAGTACAGCAACTCAAACTGCTTTAAATTTAAAAGCAGATCAATTAACTACATATACTAAAACAGAAGTTGATGCTGCTATAGGTGATGTGGGTGGAGGTGATTTAACCGCTGATGTTACATCTGATGTTAATGTTGGAAGTATTTCAACGGCTGATGTTGTTACAAGCGGCACGACTTTGCAAGAGTTTGTAGAGCAGTTATTGAAACAAACATATTTTCCAACTTTCGTAAACCCCTCTGCATCCCTTACTGATAATCTAGCCTCATCAGTAGAAGCTGGTACAACGGGAATTAATCTATCGGCCGGCTTTAATGCAGGCGCAATTAACGGAGCTCTCACTGATAATATTTGGGATCCAGGCCTAAAGCAAGCAAACAGAGCCGGGGCAGCAAACTCATACGAATTTAGTGGAACTTCTATAATTACAACAACACAGGGCGGATCTACTTTAAGTCAACCTGCTGTTGTAATTACAGATGGTGCTAATACTTTTAATGTTTCTATTGATTACGCAGAAGGCCCGCAACCACTTGACAGCGTGGGCAGCAATTATTTAAGCCCACTGCCAGCTGGAAGCGTGGTGAAGTCGCTAACCGTAAATGGAAGACGAAGAGCTTTTTATGGAACTAACCTCAGTGATAATACTAGTGCTGGTATAAGAGCTTTATCTAATAGTGTTTTAAACCCAGGGAATGGCTCGTCTTTCACAATTAACATTCCTGCTGGTGCAGTAAGTGTTAATTTCTCTTACCCAAATACTCTTCGAAATGTTACTAGTGTTCTTTATGCAGAAGGTCTTAATGCAGATGTTAAGGGATCTTTTGGATCACCCACTCTGGTTGATGTAGAAGGAGCCAATGGATTTAGCGCCATATCTTATAAAGTATATTCATTCACACCACCTTCACCATTTGAAGCTAGCGCAACTTACACTGTAACAATTTAATATAAATAGTAATATGGCATCCATAGAATTTCCTCTTTCATTCACACGACAATTTGTCGGGCCACTTGATACATCATCAGTATATGATTCATTAATAGATCTTCAAGACTATGTTAATAATAATCCTATTGCATATCTTGGTCAAGTTCTTAGTATAGCCAGTGGTGATGACGCTGGCATTTACATCGTTGGTGATGATGGCGCTGGCGGTTTTAATGTTGAAAAATATAGTAACGAAACAGATCTTAGTTCTAAAGCTAATTCATCTGATTTAACAACTCACATTAATGATTCAACTAATCCTCATAGCGTAACTGCTGCTCAAGTTGGTTTAGGTAGCGTAGAAAATACCGCTTTATCAACCTGGCCTGGAAGCGGTGCAATTACTACAGTGGGAACACTTGGTAGTTTAACTGTATCTGGCCAAACTACATTTACTAACAATTTCCCGTTCTTACCTTCTGGTACTCCAACAGACTCAAATCATGCAGTACCTAAAAGTTACGTTGATACTTTATCAGAGGGTTTACATACACACGATCAAGTTCATGCTTTAGCGCTCAGTGAATTAAGCGGTTTAATTGATGGAAATGCTGGGCCTTCTACAGTGAGTTATGATAATGGAACCAATGGCGTTGGTGCCACACTTACTATTGTTTCTGCCGGTGAATTTAACTTTTTATCACCAATCGTATGGGACAATGACCCTGATATTTTACTTACAAATAGAGTATTGGTTATTAATCAGGGAAATGCTTTTGAGAATGGAATATATGAGATAACATCATCCACCGTTTTAACTAGAGCGAGTGACTTTGATACCCCAGCAGAAATGGCAGGTGGTGATTTTGTATTTGTTACTCACGGCGATACTTACAATAATACTGGGTGGGTTCTTTCTGAACCTGTTAATACAGTTGGAACTGACGAAGTTCACTTCATTCAATTCTCTGGTGCAGGTTCATTTATTGGCGGGCATGGTATTACAATCAATGGTAACGAAGTTTCTATTCCAAAGAACGAATTAATAGAACTTCAAGATCTAACTATATCCGGTGATTTTAAATTAATAAGCGATCCATTACCACCGGCAAATTATATATTAACAACTGATGCCGCTGGTATTGGTACATGGCAAGAACCGTTTCAATCGACTCTTAATTCAGTCACAACAAACGGAGCAACTACCCTCAACGATATTAGTGTAGGCAGGATTGTAACATTACATCCAACTAATCCAGTCAACGACAACATAGCCTCTGGTAATAGCAGTGCGTCTATTGGAGGAGTTGCAAATGTAGTAAGCGGGAATGGCTCAGTCAGTTATGGAGGTATCGGCCAAGAAGTTAAAGGGCTAGAGTCTTCGGCAATAGGTGGAATAAACACAATTCTAAACACTAGATACACCTCTGCTATTGGAGGAACTGGTAGTGTGGTTGGTTTAGGAACGTCGCTAATAAATGATATAGATGCACAAAATTCGATTGCATTAGGGGGCAACGGTAATATAATTGAATCCGCACAAGCAGCGGCAACAGTAGGTGGAGACACAAATAGGATTTTAACAACTCATCACAGATCCGTTATTTTAGGAGGTCAAAACATTATAACAGATGCTGCGGATACTGCATACGTTCCCAATTTAAATGTCGGCGCAGGATTCAAAATGCCAACAGGCGCAATTGATACCTACGTGCTGACCACTGATGCATTTGGTGTGGGCACATGGCAAGAAGCGGCGGGAGGCGCTGTATCGGATTTAGAGTATTCAGGTGATTGGGATAGTGCCACGAACCCCGCTTCTGCTACTACGGCACCAAGTAAAAATGCTGTATATGATAAGATTGAATTATTAGTAGCTGCTAGCACAGGTACAACAGATTTAAGTATTGGTAATGTAACTGCGGCTTCTTTAGATATACAATCTAACACAGGAAGCAATGCGACAATTCCAGCAGCAACAACATTATCTGCTGGATTATTAACAAACGCTCAATTTGATAAGTTGGACAACATTACTGTAACAAGTCCGATTAATCTTGATACCTTAACATCTAACATACAATCAAATTTATCCTATACATCAAGTGCAACAGACGGAGTTATAACAAATAGTGATGGAAGCGGTTTTATAATTCCTGCGGCAACATCAGTAGCTGACACTAACATCGCTGGATTATTAACTCCAACTCAATTTGATAAATTAGATTTAATTAGTATTGTTACTGATCCGGTTGATCTTAATGCTTTATCGAGCGATCTTAATACTTTATCGGGCGATCTTACTACTTTATCAACCGGCGTTTCAACAATTACGGGGCGGGTTGATACTTTAGAAACAGACGTTAGTGCAATAACATCTAACGTATCGACAGATTTAGGTATTGGTACTCATAATGATATATCATTACAGATAACGAGTAGCGATGGAGACAATGCGACAATTCCTTTAGCAACAGCAACATCACCTGGCACTAACCTTGCTGGATTATTAAGCCCAACGCAATTTGATAAGTTGGACAACATTACAGTTGCATCGCCCGTTAATCTTGATACCTTATCATCCACGGTTGGCGGAATAACATCTAACATATCGACAGATTTAGGTATTGGTACTCATAATGCAACATCTTTACAGATAACGAGTAGCGATGGAAACAATGTAACACTTCCTGCAGCGGATACCAACCTTGCTGGATTATTAACGAACGCTCAATTTGATAAGTTGGGTAACATTACAGTTGCATCGCCAGTTAATCTTGATACCTTATCATCCACCGTTGATGGAATAACATCTAACATACAATCAAATTTATCCTATACATCAAGTGCAACAGACGGAGTTATAACAAATAGTGATGGAAGCGGTTTTATAATTCCTTTAGCAACAGCAGTGGAGGATACCAACATTGCTGGATTATTAAGCCCAACTCAATTTAATAAATTAAATTTAATTAGTATTGTTACTGATTCGGTTGATCTTAATGCTTTATCAACCACCGTTGATGGAATAACATCTAACATATCAACAGATTTAGGTATTGGTACTCATAATGCAACATCTTTACAAATAACAAGCAGCGATGGAAACGACGTAACACTTCCTGCAGCAACGGCGTCAACTGGCACTAACCTTGCTGGATTATTAAGCCCAACTCAATTTGATAAATTAGATTTAATTAGTGTAACAAACACAATTGACCTTGATAACATTGTTGGGTCTGGTGACATAACAACAGATGATGCATGGCTAGATCCTGGAGACTTGATTGTTGGCTCTGGAATAAGCACGGCAACAATATTACCCAGAGGAAACGCAAATTATCTATATACGACAGATGCTGGAGATGTAGAATGGAGGTCGGCTATAAATGGAATTGGTAAGAATGGCACAGTTCCATTTTCGTCCCGTAGCAGTATTAACCTCATAGAAGGAACTAACATAAGCCTAGGATTTGCCGATAATCCTCTTGCAGATAGTGTAGATGTTACTATATCTGCTACTGGAGGAGGAGTTACAGATTTAGGTATTGGTACTCATAATGATGTATCTTTACAAATAACAAGCAGCGATGGAAATGATGCGACACTTCCTTTAGCAACAGCGGCAACCGGTACTAACCTCGCTGGATTATTAAGCCCAACACAATTTGATAAGTTGGGCAACATTACTGTAACAGGTCCGATTGACCTTGACAATCTCCCAACCGGTAGCGGTGATATGTTAAAGGCTGATTATGACCCAAATAATACAGCTGAAGATATCTATGATATTCGGTGGATGGTAGAGCACACAGACCCCTTGGCAACACCCAATAGAATTTTTACTAAATTAGAAAGAGACAAAGTTAATAATCTTTGGGTTGGAATTAATGAATTGGCCGCCACCGTAGCGCCAGTTGTTACTAATGACTCATCCCAAGGTTATTCGGTTGGTTCACTTTGGATAGACATCACTTCTGGAGAAGTATATAGGTGCGTTGATAATACCGTTGGAGCCGCGGTATGGGCCGAAACTTCACTATCAGGGCTAGCGCCAGTTGCTACTAGTGGCAGTGCTACTGACTTAACTGTTGGAACTCTTTCAATTGATAGGATTGGTGATTTATCAATAACAAGCGGTAAGCTAGATGGTACTATTACTACTTCGTTAGAAAAAGCCGATACCGCATTACAACTGGCGTCTATAGGAATTAATGTCCAAGGGTGGTCTTCGGTATTATCTGCAACCACAGCTAGTTTCTTAGTAGCAGATAAAGATAAACTTGACAACATTATATTTGATGATCCTCGGGATCCTGATATTCCAATTAACCTTGATACATTATTAAGTAACGTTACAACGAACAATAGTAAAGTATCTGCTGATGGTAGTGTAACAACGCATTCTGATATTAACGATGCGGGTTCTGGTAGTATCATTACTTTAAATGAAAGAGAGAAACTTTCATTAATCGCGTTTAATGCGGGACAAACTGCTCCTGATGATACTATAAATTTAACTGATTTAGCATCAGCCGTTGCTGTTAATACGACAAAAGTATCTAATATACCATCAAATTTATCCTATACATCAAGTGCAATACAAGGCGTTATAGTTAATTCTGATGGAAACGATGCTGTAATTCCTTTAGCAACAGCGTCAACTGGCACTAACATCGCTGGATTATTAACTCCAACTCAATTTGATAAATTAGGTAACATTACAATAAATCAGGCCGTTGATCTAGACGATCTAGAGACTAGGGTTAATAATATCGATGCTTCCGTTGTTCTAAAAGGAATTTGGGATCCTAATAGTGGAAGTTTCCCAGCAAGTACCTTAGCAGGATTTAGTTACATCGTTGAAGCTGATGGAACAGTTGATAATATAACATTCAATGTTAATGACAGACTTATAGCATTAGTTGATGCTGCTTCAACTACTACTTATAGTCCTGATTGGTATAAAGCTGACTATACAGACCAAGTTTTATCGGTTAATAGTTTAACTGGAACCGTTGTTTTAAATACAGATAATATAAGTGATGCCGGCACCAATAAGTATGTAACTGCTGATGATGTTACTAAGTTGTTCAACATTACTGTAACAAGTCCGATTAACCTTGATACATTATTAAGTAACGTTACAGTGAACAATGATAAAGTTTCTAACGTATCGACAGATTTATCCTATACACCAAGTGCAATACAAGGCGTTATAGTTAGTTCTGATGGAAACAATGCTATAATTCCTGCGGCGGATACCAGCAATGCTGGATTATTAAGCCCAGCTCAATTTGATAAGTTGGGTAACATTACAGTTGCATCGCCCGTTAATCTTAACGATGTAATAGCAGCCCAAATAATTAACAATTCAAAGGAAGGAAACGCTACACACACTGGAGAAGTTACTGGCAATCTTGATCTGACGCTGCAGCCTACGGCGATAAGTAATAGAGGCACAGTGACTGCATTAGCTAATAATGACTTTATTTTGATTGGTGATACAGATGATAATAGCAGTCTTAAGAAAACAACCGCTCAATCTATTGCAGATTTGGCAACTCAAACTCCTGGTTTAAATACAGATGTTCAAACTATAACTTCTAGTGCAAATGCTGTTTCCTTTGATACTTCTAACGGGTGTAATGCTAGAATTATATTAACAGAAGATGTTTTATCGCTAGCAATAACTAAAGGCGGCGGAGCTTTAGATAATGGAGATACTGGAATTATATTCATAAAGCAAAATAACACAGGTGGCCACACATTTGCAGTTTCCACTCCTTCTACAATTAGAGTATATTCTGGTGACTTGGCCAAGATCCCAGATATAACGATAAATAGTGTTGGCTCGGCTACTATCGGGTATGCATTTGATAGCGGCGAATTACATTTATATGTAAGTGAAACAACTTAAAATAAAAATAATGAAAAAATATAGATTAATAAAAAAATCTCCTTTAGAACTTTATAATAGAAACCTTGGTGGGTTCCCTTGGACATTAACAAGAAATACATCACCGCCTGAGACATTAGATGGATTTAAATATGTTGAAGAATTACCATACCCAGGAAATAATCTACTGGCTGAAGGAAAGGTTTGGGTAAGAGAATTAACAGAAGACGCTTACATATGGGTTCAAGCCGATGAACCAACGCTTGATGTAGATAACCGAACCGTTGAAGCTTGGAGAATTAGAGCTATAGCTAAAACTACTCCATTTTTAGATGAAATGCTAATTGATAAAATCAACAAAGAAATCTCTCTCATACAAGATCCATTAAATAAAGCCGTGGCCGAAGAAGTATTTTTCGGGGGAAATACGATAGACAGAGAATCTACATTATTAAATACTATGGCAAATAGTATTGGGTTAACGAGCAGTCAAATTGATGACCTGTTTATACAGGCTATAAATATAACTGTATAAATTAACTATGAGTGTAAATTTTCCATTAGAATTAATTGGAGTAGGTGACGCGCCGTCTTCATCTGCTGAGACGGTAATAAGAAGAATAGATATTGGTACTAAGTTCGAGGATCTCCCCATTACCGTTGATGGTCTAGGGAACACTATAACTAACCCGCAGGAATATTGGTATAGATGCGGTGGTGGCTCTACTCAAGCGGGCAATAGTATATGGTATGTTAATACAGGGGGCTCGCAAGTTTATGAAGGCAAAACCACTGCGTTCACTCCTGGTAATATACCTAGTTATGTTCCAGCCGTGGTCCAACAAACCGAGAGATATAGACAATCCGGTACCAACCTTGAATATACAATTCCAAACCTTGCATCAGAATCGCCCCTGCCTAGTGGAACATATAGAGTGAATCTTATTTTTAGTGATAACTATAGAAACTTTAGAGTTGTAAATATTTTTATTAATAATATTTTTGTAGGTGAGCTTAGAGAGGAAAGCACCGATGGAGCGACATTTGTAGGTGAATTTCAATCATATGATGTTGAAGTATCAACTGGTGTCATAGAGATACGGTTTGAAAAAGTGGAAGAAAACCCCAAAATCCATGGAATTGAAATCATAAAGTTAGGTACTACTGATGAGACTGCTTTTGTTACAATAGGAAATATTAATAACACTAATGATAATACCGGCTTCGGTTCAGTTCCATATGTATATGAAATTGCAAAATATGAAACGTTTAGAAGAAAGATAGATGATTATAATGCAGATCCTGTAAATGTAAATAGACAAATAACTGCATCAGGCGATCCTAGATTTACAGATGATCTGCATCCTGCATATGGTGTATTTGGAAACAGAGCTTTTCGCTTTGTTAACTGGTTAAATGAAAGAGAAGGCTACCAGCCAGCATATAAAATTTTAGGTGGCGGTTCAAATGATCCTATTTCTCTTTGGAGTAGTGCTGAAGCGTGGCAACTCGGAGGTGAAAACAGATTTAGACATAAGGCCGCAAAATATTTCTTACCATCTTATAATGAATGGTATAAAGCAGCTTATTATGATCCTATTAATACTGTTTATTACGATTATGCAACTGGAAGTGACACTCCTCCAATTTCTACACCTGGTGGTAAAGTTGAAGGAACCGCGGTGTATAATCAAGACATCACTACTGGTCTTGCGATTGTAACTAATGCGGGTGGGGAAAGTCCTTATGGTATAGTTGGAGGAAACGGCAATGTTAGTGAGTTTTTAGAAACGGCGGTAGGGCTGGTTAATGATGACCCTTTGGAAAATAGAATATCTGTTGGTGGTACTTATTCTGATACTACTATTCAACCAGCTACGGCGACTCCTCCTGGAGCTTCAACCACTTTATTTACCGTTGATGATGCTATTACATTTAGACTCGCTCGTAATCCTAATGCATTTTTCTATACATCATATTTTGAAGAGTTCGTACCTATTAACAATCCTGGTAACGATGCAGATACTGTAATTGGTGGTTATGGTGATGTTAGTTATACATATCAAATTGCAAAATATAGTGTTGCTGAAGAACAGGTTGCTGCTTACAATACAGCCAACCCTTCATTACAAATATCAATAGATTCTCGTGGTGAAAGTAAACCAGCTACAAGTGTATCATGGAATGGAGCGGCTCGTTATGTTAACTGGCTTAATACAAGAGAAGGGTTTCAACCCGCTTATAAATTTGATACTGGTATAGCTAATGACAATATATCTTTATGGGATGTGGCCGATTCGTGGACAGCAGGTGGTGAGAATCGTTATCGTCATAAAGATGCAAAATACTTCTTACCGAACGAAAATGAGTGGTATAAAGCTGCTTATTATGATCCTATTAATACTGTTTATTATGATTATCCAACAGGTAGCGATAGTCCTCCAACACCAACGGCTGGTAGTACAATAACAGGAGAGGCTGTTTATAATCAAACGTCTGGTCAAGGTCCTGCTAATGTTACTAACGCTGGCGGTCTTAGTCCGTATGGTACGATGGGACAGGGTGGTAATACATACGAATGGATTGAGACCGCGTTAGATGGTACTAATGATTCGGCTGTTGAGTCGCGGGTGCGCCGCGGCGGCGACTGGGACGACAGCTCCCCCGTCTTGCAGTCGTCCTTCCGCAGCTTCGGCAGCCCGGTCGGCGAGAACAACAGCGTCGGTTTTCGTGTCGCCTGTAACGTGAATGCTAATCCTATATCAGCCTCGCTCATCACCATTGGCGATGCTAGTAATAATCCCGATGGTACCACCACCTTTGGATCGGTTCCATATACATATCAGATCGGTAAGTATGAAGTTAATGAAAAAGAAATTGATGAGTTTAATAAAATAAATGAAAACGCCATTTTTAAGTTTGATGATGGTGAAGATAAACCCGCTAGAGAATTAACATGGAACTCAGCAGCACGATTTATTAATTGGCTTAATTCTAAAGAAGGTTATTTTGAAGCTTACTCCTTTGCGTCAGCAGGCCAATTCAGTGATGAGTGGCCGCTTGATCAATCTTGGGATCTTGGTGGAGAAGTAAATCGTCTAAGACATAAACATGCAAAGTATTTCCTACCAAGCGAAGATGAATGGTATAAAGCGGCTTACTGGGATCAGACCTTATCTAAGTATTGGTTATATTCAACAGGAAGCGATACTCCTCCAGCAGATGTTCCAGGCGGGGTAGATCCAAATACTGCTGTTTATAACCAAGCCGCCACGGCTTCAGTTATTCGGGCGGGTGGGGAAAGTCCTTATGGTATAGTTGGAGGAAACGGTAATGTGAAGGAGTGGCTTGAAGGTGCGCCAGCTGGAAACACAACTCAAAAGTGGGCTGCTGGTGAATCCTATGAAGCGACGACGTTAGGAACAAAAAATTCTTTTCCAAATTTATTCCTGAATAACTCAGGAGATGATAAGATAGGTTTACGTTGCGCCGCTAACCCCGATACGAAAACGCCAACAATTCTTTTTGATCAATTTGGAGATGAACTCGTTAAGTATAATGGTGATATACCACCCGATTATAATGATGGTAATTTTTTATACCCGCCCGTGAGTATTCTTATAGGAGAATCTGCTTCTGAAATTGGCGGACGTGCATTTAGAAATAATACTAATTTAGAATCTTTAAATTTAGGGCTGAGTGTTCTCGAGATTCGAGGCAATGCATTTGATGGTTGTGTCAACCTAACAGGACCTCTTAATATTCCAGATAGTATAAATGCTATACGAGATCTAGCTTTTCGAAATTGCTCTTCTTTACAAAGTTTAGATCTTGGTAACAACATTACCTTTATTGGTGATAATGCATTTGATGGTTGTGTCAACCTAACAGGACCTCTTAATATTCCAGATACTGTATCAGTGATTGATCCCAGGGCATTTCTTAATTGTTCTGGAATTTCTTCTTTAAAAATCTCGAATAATATGTCTATACTTAAAATTGGCACCTTTCAAAATTGTTCTGGAATACTGGGGGAAGTGATCATCCCAGATATTGTAACCGAGATAGGTAATAGCGTTTTTAGGAATTGTTCTAATGTAACATCGTTTAATATCCCGACCGGCTTGGAATCTATTGGCAGTTCTGCTTTTTCCGGATGCTCTTCATGGGTTGGTCCATTAGTCCTTCCAGATACTTTAACTACTTTTGGAACATTTACTTTTATTGGCTGTTCGGGATTAACTAGTTTTAATTTTCCAAATAACCCAAACTTTACCAGCATACCATCTGGTTTATTTAATAATTGTCCTAATCTAGCTGGTCCACTAATCATTCCAGATTCGGTGACTTCGATCGGAACCGCTCCTTTTCGTGATTGCAATAAATTAACAGGCCCACTAATCATTCCAGATAAAGTGACTTCTATTGGTGATAGTGCATTTATTGATTGCTCTGGCTTAGAATCTCTTACGCTTGGTTCTGGACTTACTAATATTCGATCTGGAACATTTAACCGCTGCAGCGGAATGATTGGAACTCTTAGTATACCCGCCACTATAACTGAAATTGGCGGTAATGCATTTAGAGCTTGCTCTTTTGATAGAATTGAATACTACGCCGTTGTAAAACCGAGCGAAGACGGCAATGTGTTTTCTTCAAATAATACAACAGAAATACACGTTCCTAGCGAAGCTCCTTTTAATGCTAGACCAAATGCATGGGTGGGAGGAGAAGTTTGGAATGGATTAACAGTAGTAGCCGATTTAGACAATTCTTTAAATACTACACTATATGATGTTAATAATTTAGCTTTAATATCTATTGATATAGATATACCAAATAATTGGAATGAAAATGAAACTCTATTTGCGGCCGATACTATTAAGATTGGAAGTTCTTGTGCAGCAATAGGAGACCAGGCCTTTATTAATAATACATCTTTAACAGATATTGCATATGGTATTATTCCAGCAACCGTTCAAACGATTGGCAGTGGTTCTTTTCAAAATTGTACTTTCTTAGCCGGTTCATTAACTATATCAAGTGGCATTACATCTATTGGAGATTTTGCTTTTCAAAATTGCTCTTCTATTACTTCAGTTAACATTGAAGCGACAACCGCGCCAATAATTGGTATTAATACATTTTCTGGTATGACCTCAGTATTTCCAGCAGAGATTCATGTTCCAACTGGCGCAACAGGGTATGCTGCATCATATAACGGACTAACAGTAGTTGCAGACTTATAAAAAGATGAGTATAGAAAATACAAAGTTAAATACAAAGTTAAACATAGAAACGTTTGATAATATTAAAGCTACTATAAAGAACGAAGACAAGACAACAGTATCGGTTGATCATAATTTTTTAGTTCCAGATTATACACCTCCTACTAATGCCATAATAGCATGGAATAGTTATATGGAGGTTGGCGCAAATTTTGGCGATCAAATATTAACTGAATTTGTTAAAAACGATGCAGGCATTCCACTTTCAATGTCAATCTTTAGAAATGATATTGAAGTTTATATAGATGATAATTTAATAGGTATTCAAATAGATGATATGCCAGAACAATTTGGTTTTGATAATCCAAACAACCCTAACTTTAAATATGATAGTTCTTATATAGATTTTACTGAGGTTGAACCCGGTATTGTGAAATACTCATCAAGCGTTAGATATTTAAGTGGCCTGCCTAAACAAAATAGTAGTAATGGTTTAGATGGAAGAAAGCCAAGTAGAAGACAGACAAATGCGCCACAAGCAGGCAGCTTAGATTTTAGATCAGAGGATATATTTGTTTCTGGAGTTTATCCATATTATTATGGATTAAGCAATGCACCAATGACTAAAGAAGAAATACAAGAACTAATAGATAGCAATGACTCTTCTTTAAATTTCGTTGTGGCTGATAGCATGGGTGATGTAACTATTAGATATGACTCAAACGAACAATATCTATGGTTTGCTCATGCTAGTATATATGATCAAAAAAATAGTTGGCTTAACAGCGATACAACAAACGGCGAAATAACAAGCGGGGGTTTTATAGAGAAAACTGGGCAATTCCAGCTTTCAAATACTTTTTGGGTTAACATTGATTTTACAATATATCAAAGTAATGCAGTAAGCACCACTTACGAACTTACTTACCTCGTTTAAGTTTTATGTTAATTAATGTATACACACTTGATAGAAAATCACCAATGGGATTTGGCGATTTTATTCGGGGTTGTATCGCCTGCCACCAATTATCTTTAAAAAACGAGTTTCCTTTTGATATTAATCTTAAACGATTTTCTAAGTTTTATAAATCGGAAGAAACTTTATTAAAAAAAAGTATATACACTAAGTTATTTCCTAAATGTCTTGATATAAACGAACTCAAAGAAAAATTAGATTCTTTAGCGCAAGGTACTAATTTAAATGATACGGATTTTTTTATTTTAACAAATGCGTGGCCCAAAAATACGATTGAAAAACAAAAAACGATAGAAGGTAAGATTAAACAAAAGGGCTGGGGCAAAATATCTAAAGAAACAAAAGACTTTATTAAATCACGGTTAATACCAAGTGATTTTCAGTTATCATTTATTAAAAACGTGCCAGAAAAATATGAAGTTGTTCATATAAGAGCAGGAGATGGAATAGCCTTTAAAAATGAAGTTAATGACGAATCTTTAAATGCTCACGACTCTTCTGACGTTTCTCTTGATAGCATTACTAAAGCTACAATATCAAGAATTTCTAAAATATTAAAAACGGCAAAGAATCCTTTAGTGATTCTTTCAGACTCGGCTGAGGTTAAAAACAATATAGGTATTCAATATTCTAAATGTATTGATAATGGTAAAATAATTATTTCTAATGTTGATACAAAACATTCGGGTGTGAATGGTTTAAAAGAAACGTTTCACGATTTAACAATTTTAAATAATGCTAAAACAATTCACCAATTATCAGTATATAACTGGGGATCCGGTTTTAGTAATATAGCTCATCATATTTATGATGTTCCTATTAAAAGATATCCTAAATTAAAATAATATTTTAAATGTACGTTGCACAAAACATAAAAGACAATAAAAGATTTTTAATATCTCCTGATTGTAAATATGAATCATCTACAATAGATCTGGATGATGCTTTTAAATGGAAAAGTATTGCTGCGTGTAGAGTTTGGTGTGTAGGATGTGGAGCCGGAAATTGGGTTCCTATTAAAATATCAGACATTAGAAAATAATTTTATACATCTAATATATTATAAATAAAAGTAGATATGGCCACCAATGAAATAAAATTTAAAAGCGATGTTGCTGTTTTTGGTAACTTTAACGTTGATTCATTTAGTTTATCGCGACTAGAAACTACAAACCTGCCAGCCATTACAGTGGATGGAGCAGTTGCGTATGATACTACAAAACAAAGTTTAACTGTTTATGATTTAGCTAATACTGAATGGAAAATTTCTAATGGTAGTATTCTTCAAGAAGATAATCTTTCTATTAGACCTCAGGGGCAAGTTGAATTTGGTGCGGGTAATCCTCGTGGCTCTAATTCGGTTGACCTTCAAACTGTCAGAGACGCCGTTGACCAAGTTGCTGGTGGAGATTACGATGTTATTAGTGGTGGAAAAAATAATAAAACCGATTCCGTTAACCCGGGGGCGAATTTAAACACTATTGGTGGAGGAGAAGATAATACAATAGTTGCAAGTTATGCTTCAACTATTGGTGGCGGCCAAGGGAATGTATTAAGTACCAACACTGGAGTCATTGGTGGAGGTTCTTACAACGAGATTTATGCCGGGTGGCAAAACTCAATTTTTTCTGGGCAACAAAATTATATAGGGAATGAAGGTGATAATCATGAAGGTAATTACATTGCTTCAGGTAACTTTAACACAATTGCGTTTCTGCAAAACGGATCTGGAGATTATAACTCAATTTGTGGAGGAGGAACTGACAATGCGATTAATTTTGGTGATTATAATACATTAGGCGGCGGAAGGAACAACATAATAAAACGTTCAGCCGACCTTAACAACGAGTTACCATCATATAATACGATGCCGGGTGGTCATGATAATGAAATATTTGATGGTGATTATAATACAATTTTAGGTGGTCGTAATAATGCTGTTACTGGCAGTTATTCTGTTGCTTTTGGAAGAAGAGCTGTTACAGTTAATGAAAGTGTTGTTTTATTCGCAGATGAAACAACGGACGTCTTTAGTGATGTCGCAGCAAACTCATTTAACATTCAAGCAAGCGGCGGATTAAGATTAGTTGATGGTAATGAAGGCGTTGGTAAAGTTCTTACATGTGACGCTAATGGAACTGGTCATTGGAACCCACGCGGCGTTGATTCTATTACAGTTGGCGAAGGATTATCAATTGATAACGCTGATGCTCAAGTACCGATAATTACTTTAACCCCACATGGCGTTGATTCTATTACAGTTGGCGAAGGATTATCAATTGATAACACTGATGCTCAAGTACCGATAATTACTTTAGACCCACGCGGCGTTGATTCTATTACAGTTGGCGAAGGATTATCAATTGATAACACTGATGCTCAAGTACCGATAATTACTTTAACCGATGGAGCTTTTTCCGTGGTATCACAAGAAACCGCGCCGGCTAGTCCTTCAGAAGGAGACCTTTGGTTTGATACTGTCGAAGGATTACTATATGTATATTATGACGATGGTAATGACTCGCCACAGTGGGTTAGTTCTTCTACAGGTTCTGTTGGTCCAACAGGTCCTATTGGCGAAACAGGCGCAACAGGTCCTACTGGCGCAACAGGTCCTACTGGCGTATTTCAAGATATTGCAGCCCAGACGGTGGTCGGTAACATAACTGGTAATACAGCTGCGCCATCTGAAGTTGCGCTAGTAAGTGAGAGTCAATCTATTGAGAACAACGACAACGACACCACGATTCCAACCTCTGCCGCCGTTAAGGATTACGTGGATGGGTCTGTAGCAGATCCATCAAGAAGTTATAACAGTTTTGAACACACCACAACCAATGACACCATCCTCCAAAACACTACTGGGCGACCTTTATGGGTGAGTTTTACTATGTTGTCTGGAGATAATATTGACTTTATTCTCGGAGAAATTTCTCCTTCCGTCACCGGGTGGGATCCTGGTTCAGAAATCCCGGTCTGGCGTATCGGCCAATATAGAAACATCGACGGAAGTATTAATCAAGCGGGAGGCCAGGTGACGATGATTGTTCCTGACCAATACGCCTGGAAGTTTAGACACAGTTCTAACGTTACGGCGGAGGAAAAAGTGCATAGCAGCTTTCAACTTTAAAAAATCATGAGTGAAATATTATACATTGACGCAAACGGATTACTCTATGGGATTCAACCAGATAGAGTAAGTGAAGTTACCGAAGATTGGACAGAGTGCCAAAAGGACGCAGAAGGAAACTATGGCAATCGTTACAACACGGATGGAACTATTGCGGCCGATCCAGAGCCTACTGTCAATCAGATTAAGGCTGAAGCGGGTCGAAGAATTGTTGAGCTTTGCCCTGAATGGCAACAGCGTAACTATATTGCTACATCTTTAACATTCACAGATATGATTCAAGATGGAGAAACACTTACTGCTGAACAAGAAACTCAACGATCAGAAATTAAAGCAATTTGGACTACAATTCAAGGTATTCGTACTAAGTCTGATGAGATTGAAGCTATGTCTCCTATTCCTACAGACTTTAAAGATGACTCCTATTGGGTTTAAATAAGTTAATCTTTTTATTATAAATAATTATTATACGAACTATCGTAAATATAGAACATTAAAATATGGCAAACGAATTAAAATTTAAAAGTAACGTTAGTATAACAGGAAACTTAAACTCCGCAAGTTTTTCAATTGATAAGTTTTCTGAAAATAATTTGCCATCCGGTGATCTTGTTGACGGTTCAATTATTTACAATAGTGATAGGAATAGTATATTAATTTGGGATATTGTTGCGGCTGAATGGCAAAACGTTCTACCTTCTCAAGGCAGTGGAACGATTCAAGGAGTAAGTGCAACACAGGATATTAGAGCTACTAATGAAGGTGGAACCATCGCCGGCATTGCTCGAGGAGAAAACAGCGTTGACCTGCAAACATATCGAGTTTTAACCACACAGGTGGCAGCAGCACCACGATCTGGTTTATTTGCAGGAAAAGAAAATGCGATACTTCAAAATTTCCCATCACTTGGCAACGCAAATCAAAGCGTAATTATTGGAGGCAATCAGAATAATGTTGATTCCGCTAATAACTGTGTAATAGCTGGAGGCCTTGAAAACTATACGGGAACTGGAACAAATTTATTTGTTGGCGGAGGAACAAAGAACTTTGTTAGAGATTGTAATTATGGCGCAATAATTGGTGGTAATAATAACCTTGTTACAGGAATTAACTCAGTTATATTAGGTGGTTCTCAAAATGAAGCCGAAGGTAACAATGCTGTTATATTAGGTGGAAGTGAAAATATAGCAAACGCGGGATATTCACTAGCATCTGGCAACTCTGCAGATTGTAATGGCTTTATTGGAGCTAGGGTTTTTGCAGATCAAACTAATGAACCACTCGTTGCAGCACATAATCAAGAGTTTGCTGTTCAAACACAGGAATTTACAATTATGGGTGGCGCAAACCCTACAACAGCCAAACTTGGTATTGGCACTCAATTCCCAACTGAAACAATAGAAGCGCGTGGTAATATTTTATCAACAATCGCTGATGGTACGGAATCCACTTTAATAAGAGAGGGTGTTATTGAATTAAGAAGAGATACTGGGATTTCTTATATTGACTTTAAGCATGGAGATTATGATTATGATGCTCGTATTTCAAGTTCAATAGATGGCGGATTTAATTTAGACGTTGGCGGCGATGGTAATATTATTAATAATGCTTTTGTAATACGGCCTGATGGTAATGTTGGTATTGGAAAAAGTTTGCCAACAAGTAAACTTCAAATTTTAGATGGTAATATAGCACTGGAAACAACGGGTGGCAACAAAGGATTTATAACACAAGAAGGAACCGGACTTACTGCTGGTGTTGATACTGGTATCGGCCTTTGTGCAAGTGATGCTAGTTTACCAAGCCAAGGCCAAGGAGGAATAGGAGCAGATTTATTTGTTAATGATCTTGGCTACACAATAGCAAGAGGTAAAGTACTTGCACTTGATGATGTTGAAATAAGAGGTCAAATACAAATTACTGCAGGAAACCCTGGCCTTAATAAAGTTTTAACATGTGACGCTGCAGGCGTTGCTACATGGGAAGCTTCTGGAGGAATTGGATCATCATTAACAGATTTACAAACAATTTATGTTTCTAAAGACGGAAATAACTTAAACAGCGGAACAAATATAGGTGAGCCAAAACTTACAATTTCAGCAGCTATATTGTCACTGGCGGGAGAATCAAATGCTCATACTATTCAAGTTCTTGATGACGGAATATATGAGGAGGAAATAACGTTAACGAGTTCCTTAAGTTTACACGCTCCTTTTGCTACGATAGTAGGCCAAATTGAACTTGGTGCATTTTCTCGCGTAAAGGTTGATAAACATTATTGGGGAGCTTCAACTTCAACAGATTTAGTAGTCTTAGGTCCAAATGCGTCAGTAGGTGTTGGAATCACCGCTTCTTATGAAGCTAACTTGATGGATACACGAGGTATTACCGGAGGAGAAGGCACCACTAATGCGACGGCTATAAAACTATCCCAGGTTGGACAACCAACACAATTCCATGTAAAAGTTGACACAATACGTCTTGGAGATCATCGAGGAATAACGATAACAGGAACCGGTGCTGGTCTGCATACTTTATATTTTAATATTGATACTATTGAATTATACGCTACTAATGCTAAAGGAATTTTTACAGGATCGGGCGATACGTTTGGAGCTCAATATATTGGTACTATTGGAAACATTATAACTAAGAGTGGAACTAATCATGCTGGCATACATATGGTTACAACTGCTAATGCTACAGTTAATGTTAAATGCAATGAACTTAGTATATCTGGCACTAGCGCGACTTCTTATAGAATTTTAGATGACTTTGCTGGAGATCCAGACGAAGGTGAGCTATATATTAGTTGTAATAATATAGTTACTGACAATCGAGAAGGAACGCCTGCATATGAAAATTCTAATTTAAGTTCTGGAGGAACGCCTGGAACGGCTCTTTCAGGAACTGTTGCTGGAGGTTCAGGTTCAACTGAAATCTTTGTTAATGGCGATGGTTCTACAAGAATGATTGTTCCAATTGATACTACATGGATGTTCACTACTTTAATTGCAGGAAGGTCTGCAACAGAAAGCGCAGGATATAAAATTGAAGGAGTTATTAAAAACGACGGAGGTACAACAAGTTTAGTTGGAACTGCGATTAAGACCGTGTTTGGTGAAGATGATCCTGCATGGGATGCAACAGTGAATGCTAATAACACTGCACTAACATTTCTTGTAACTGGTGACAGCACTGATTCTGTTAACTGGTCTGCAACCGTTAATAAAACAGAAGTTAATTAAATGGCAGCATATTTAAAAGGAGTAGAAACAAATGGTGTTGTCGAGTTTAGTTTAAAAGATGACGCTAAAACTAATACAACTGTCATTAGAAATAACGGTATTATAACAACTATTAGAGCTGCGGAAATATTAGAAGGCGACGGTTTTAAAGCAGATACTACTGTAAAAAAGTTAATTATAGGATCGGATGTAAAAGAACTTGAAACTAGATGTTTTCAAAATTGTACAGGTCTTACAGGAAGTTTAAATATACCTAATTCAGTTTATACTATTGGCGGCAATGCCTTTCAAAATTGTGCAGGTCTTACAGGAAATTTAAATATACCAAGTGGTATAAAATACCTAAAAAGGGTTTGTTTTGACGGTTGCTCTGGATTTACTGGAACTTTAACTTTTGAAGGTTCTAATATTGATATAATAAGCGAGTATGCTTTTCGCAATTGCACTGGCTTCACTGGTTCATTAACTATCCCAGATAGTGTTACGAGTATTGAAAGAGATGCCTTTAACAATTGCGGTGGCTTCACTGGCGATTTAGTAATTCCAGAAGGCGTTGAGTCTCTTGGGCCTAGGTGTTTTCAAAATGCAGGTTTTGATGGAACTTTAACTCTTCCAAGTACTTTAAAAGATATCGGCATCTCCGCCTTCTTCGGCACTTCTTATACTGGCGATTTAGTAATTCCAGAAGGCGTAGAATCTATTGGTAATACTTCTTTTAGAGATTCCGCATTCACTAATAGTTCGCTTACTATACCAAGTACTGTTACATATGTTGGCAACGGAGCATTTCGAAATTCAGGATTCTCTGAGTTATATATTAATTGCCCAGCCGCAATTTTTAACAACCCAGTTCCGGTAGAGACTCGTAACACCTTCCTTGACATGTCCAACCTCACCAACATATATGTGGATTATCAATATTTTTCAGAATACACTACCGAATTTAGTCAGACTACTGCAAATGTAAGTTTTTATAATTTGCCTTTAACGCCAACAATATTTTATGATAATAACAATATTGAAATTGGATCTATAACAACAGATATTCCAGCCAACTTCACCGGCGCTGGACAAAACGAAAATATATTTTATATATCAATTGGAACAACATGTACAAGTATTGGTCAGAATGCTTTTAGTAACGGTCCTTTAGGCGGAGACTTAATAATTCCTTTAACGGTGACTGATCTTTTTGACAATTGTTTTAGAAACTGCCTTAATATTACATCATTAACTTTAAATGAGGGTTTAATAAATATAGGTGAAGGCGCTTTTGCTGAAAATGATCAATTCACCAATAATGTGGTAACCATTCCAAATAGCGTTGAAACTATTGGCATTGGTGCTTTCTATACCTGCACAAGCCTTACATCAATGACTATTGGAACTGGTGTGCAGACTATTGGTCCGGTCGCATTTCTAGGTTGTTCAAGCTTAACTACATTTAATTGTTATGTAAGTAAGACAATTGTTGATGCTGCCACCCAAATATTAGATAATTGCACATCTTTAACAGAGATTCATGTTCGTTCAAGCGATGCTTCATGGACTGCAGGACCTGGGCTTGTTATTGGTAATATAACCGTTGAAGTAATTAAAGATTTATAATATAAAGAAATGAGTAATCTATTTAGAGGCGAAATAACAAATGGTGTAGCTGAATTTAACTTTGGTGAAGAGCTTAAAGGCGAATGGCCAACAACCGTATTTCTTAATGGCGTAGTTGATCAAACTTTTTTTGGCGAAGAATATCCTGATGGAGGAGTATTAAATCCGATTGATCATGGTAACGTTGGAGATAAAGTTACATTTGTTATAGGTAATAAAGTTAAAACTCTTAACAAGATTAATTCTGGAGGAGGATTATTTGATTCTGACATTACAATACCAGCTGGTATTCCAGATAGTGTTACGACTATTGGGAATAGTGCTTTTCAGAATTGCCCTTTCTTTACAGGTTCATTAATAATCCCAGATAGCGTTACAACTCTTGAATCCGTTTGTTTTAATTCGTGCACGGGCTTCACTGGTTCATTAACAATTCCAGATAGCGTAACAAGTATTGCCAATGGCGCTTTTGGTGGGTGCTCTGGTTTAGGCCCATCTTTAACTATTGGGCGTAACGTAGCAAGCATTGGCACTAGTGCATTTCAATCATGCTCTAATATATCTAATGTTAATTGTTATATTGAAAAAAGTATTTTAGACCAAGGCGCTATATTATTAAACACCGCCGTTACAACTATTCATGCTCGTTCAACCGACTCTTCTTGGACTGCCGGAGCTGGCCAAACTATTGCAAGTAAGAGTAATATAGAAGTAATCAAAGATTTACCAGGTTAATAAAATAAATAAATAATAATATGAAATATGCTATAACACAGTCTTACGATGACGAAGTAGAAAAGCTAATTGTAATTGTACAAGATACGCCTTTACCTGAAGAAGATGGTTTGGAATCATATGAAATTTCTGATGAAGAAGCGACAACAATAGAAAACTCAAATAGTTCTCGATGGTTTATATATGAAGGAGTTTTAAAAAGTCTTCAGGAAATAATTGAAATACAACAAGCTAATATTATTTCTAATAAAGTGGCTGAAGTTGGAGTTGAAGCTGGTAAAGAATATCTTAGAGAATTTTTTGCTCGTAAGAGATATCAAGTAGAGGTTGGGGGTATTACTGTTAGCGACCTCGATGTTAGAACAGACCGCTTTACCGTTGATCGTATTTACCAATCACGAGTTCTTGCTAAAGAAGACGCTACATTTACTACAGATTGGAAACTAGGAGATAACAATTTTGTATCATTAGATGCGCCAACGCTTATTAGTATTGCAGATGGAGTAACTCAACATCTTAAAGATTCATTTACTAGAGAAAAAGAAATTAATGATTTAATTAATAGTGCAGTTACGGTTGAAGACTTACAGGCTATAACGTGGTAATATGAGTAATAGAGTATTTAAAGCAGGGCCTGCTGTTGATGGCGTATCCGAGCTCAACTTGGGTTATGACACTCTAACGCCTACTATTGTTTTTAATGGAACCGATCATCCTACGATTTATAATGGAGACATTCCTGCCGATGCGCATAATGAAGGTTCTGCTGGGCCAAATTTCGTAACAAGTTTAATCCTTGGTACTTCTTGTACATCTATAGGCGATAACGCATTTAAATGGTGTAATAACTTAGCCATGACGAATTTAATTATTCCTGATGGCGTTACATCTATTGGCGTAAATGCATTTACTGACAGCCCTTTAATAACAGGAAACATTTTTATTCCTGATAGCGTTACATCTATTGGTACGGGTTCATTCAACCAATTGGGAATAAATGGATCTATAACTTTAAGTAATAATATAGAAAGTATCGGAAATTTGACTTTTTATGGAAATAATACTATAACAGGAGATCTTATTATTCCTGATAGTGTTAAAAGTATAGGTTCCTTTGCTTTTCTAAACACAGGAACTGCTCAATCAAAATTACAAAATGAATTAATTTTAGGAAATTCTTTAGAATCTTTGGGTGCCTCTGCATTTTCCGGTAGAGGTTGGTCAGGTAATTTAGATATACCTGACACACTTACTCCTTCCAGTGGTAACTGTTTTGGCGATAATTATTTTTCATCTATTAATATTAATATACCAGCATCTGGTTGGGCTACCTTTTCCAACTTAACTTCTCTTAAATATGTTAATGTTGGCACCGATCATATTTCTGGATATGACGCTGCATGGAGAACTACTAACGGTATAGCAGCATCAGTTGAAATAAGAGATTTAAATAAATTTCATATTACTTGGAATGACAGCAGTGGTGGATTTCCAAAGACCGTGCTAGCACTATTTAATAATGAAGACTTAACCGCTGAAAGTGTTCGATATGAATGGTTATGGGATAGCACCGGCCAAACCGTTACAGAAGGTTCCACTTTTCTTTCTCCGAAATTTTTAGGAGTAGGAGATGTTAAATCAGAACATTGGCTTCAAACTACGATTAGCGACCAAACTCCAAGATATACTGGCTTAACTACTATTGATTTAAATGGTTCTGGACCACTTGTTAAAAGTTTAGATATAAGTCAAGTTCGATGGCCACTTAAAAGAATAATATTAGAAGATGTTTCTAATTGGATTCCTGAAGAACCGCTTATGAAAGTCAAGATAATAGACGGCTTTAAAAACTTTACTATTACCAATAACCCTTCTTTAACAGAATTAAAATTTGATTTAAAAGGTGGCGCTGATATTAGGGACAACTCTTCTGCAGATAATGGCGTAATAAAAATAAGTGGGATGAGCGCTTTAACTGATATATCCTTTTCAAACCCAGTAGAACATTGGGAAGATAGGAGCTATGATGTTTTAGAGGTTAACACTTTTGAAATATCAAATTGTAATGCACTAACTGGAACATTAGATTTACGGCAAATTACAGTAGATGTAAATCCTGCAGATACGCCTACGGCTGCACCGCCCACACCCCTGACAGAATTTGTAACTATTAGAGATCCAGGTAACACAACTGATACTACCAGCTTTGGAGATGTATCATACGCGTATCAGATTGGTAAGTATGCAATAAGAGAAACGGACATCGATGCTTATAATGCGGACCCAGCAAATGCTGGTACATTACAGATTACACTAACCGAGCGTGGTGATGATAAGCCCGCTACAAATGTATCTTGGAATGAAGCTGCTCGTTATGTTAACTGGCTTAATACAAGAGAAGGCGAGCAGGGCGCATATAAATTTACTACAAACGGAGTTAATGATGATATTGCTCTTTGGAGTAGTGCTGAAGCTTGGCAAACCGACGGCGAAAATCTATTCAGACATAAAGATGCAAAGTATTTCCTACCAAGTGAAGATGAGTGGTATAAGGCAGCTTATTATAAGAGTGGAGGTACTAATGCTGGTTATTGGTTATATCCAACAGGAAGTGATACTGATCCAGTACCAACAGCTGGTAGTACAATAACAGGAGAGGCTGTTTATAATCAAACGACTGGTCAAGGTCCTGCTGATGTTGATAACGCTGGCGGTCTTAGTCCGTATGGTACGATGGGTCAAGGAGGCAATACATATGAGTGGTGTGAGAGTGCTTTTGATGGTACGAATGATTCTACTACTGAGTCGCGGGCGGCCCGCGGCGGCGACTGGGACGACGGCGCAGTTTCAGTTCCGCCCGCCCAAAACTTGCAGTCGGGCGTCCGCGCACAATATCCCCCGGGCGGCGAGAGCACCTCCATCGGTTTTCGTGTCGCAAAAGTATATGACAGATTTACTTCAGAGTTTGGAATGAATCTTACCGATAATACTGGAATAACTTACCTGGCTTTAGGCAGCGGATATAATACAAAGCACACTTTAAACTTAAGAGGATGTACTAACCTTACTGGGTTTTATTCTTTTGATCCAAAGACGCTTACTATATCAGGAGTAAATGATTGGTCTGATTGTAATTTTTCCGGAGAAAATCTTTTAGATATTTCCCGATTTGTTAAAGGAGATCCTGAAAAAGAAGCTTATCAAAACCGAGCTAAATTACACGGGAACTCTGTGTGGGACACCACCGGATTAACAGAAGAAACTATAGAAAACGCGCTGGCTAACAACTTTATCTTTGCGGGCGCCACATATGTTATTTATAGAATTAATTGTGGAGGTCCATTAGTAACATCCATTGATAATTATATGGATTGGGAAGCGGATAATACAATTAATACAACATATCTAACAGCTGCCTCTAATAACATATTCACTCCCGGTGGTACGCCGACTTATACTTTTGATTCTTCAGTACCAGCATCAACGCCTGAAGAGGTTATTCATACTGAACGATATGATGAAATGACCTATAATTTTCCAGTATCAAATGGTGAGTATGAAGTCAGATTATATTTTGCTGAATTATTCAATGGGATTACTAGCGCAGGGCAACGCTTGTTTCAAGTTAAAATTAATGGCGTGACCAAATTACTTGATTTTGATAGATTTGCTGAGGCGGGCAGTATATTATATAAAGGAATAACAAAATCCTTTAATATCTCTACTAATAACGAATTATTAACAATTGAATTTATTAATAATGTAGAAAATTGTGCAATTAATGCTATTGAAATCATTGATTTAAACTAATAATATCTTATTTTATTATTTACAAATGCTAGTTTATGTGATATAATAGTTATATGAGATTAGGTTTAGTATGTATTAGTGAGATCCTCCGTTCAAAAGAAAAACTGCATAGTCGAGCAATGACTCGTAAAAGGTTTTTAACTGAAGATAGAGCCGTAAGTACGGTTGAGCTATCGGCTCGTATTGCACATAATGTTTTAGTCCTATCTAAAACGATTCAGACATGCCATGAAAATGGAATTGGCCATCTTCGTGTAAGCAGCAGTATGTTTCCTCTTGTCACGGATGAGACTTTAAAATTATCATATGAAGATCTTCCTGATATTGATTCTATTATATCAGGGTTAGGAAAAGCAGGAGATCTTGCTCGACAATATGATATTACTTTAAGTTGCCATCCTTCTCAATTTAACGTATTAGCAAGTCTTAGTGAAGATACTATTCGTCGAAGTATACTTCAATTAAATCATGAGAGTCAAGTTCTTGATTGGCTAGGTTGCAAATCTGATTATAGTTCGCCAATGTGTTTACATCTAAATAGATCGCCAGGCGTAGAAGAATTTACCACTCAGTATTTTGATAGATTTTGTGAAGGCTTTTTCCGGTGTTCCAAAGGAGTTCAGAATCGTTTAGTATTAGAAAACGAAGACAAAGGGTATTGGTCATGCCAAAACTTATATAATACGTTTAATGGTTTTATTCCATTTGTTTATGATAACCTTCATGACCAATGTAATCCTTCGTCAATACCATATTCAGATCAATGGGCTAAGTTATTCAAAGAAACTTGGGGAGTACATACACCAGTTTTCCATTGGAGCGAAGGTATAGATGGATCTAATAAGCACGCAGATTATTTTACTCATGTCCCAGTTGTTGTTCAATTAAACAAAGATGTTACTTGGGAATGTGAAGTAAAATCTAAAGATAAAGCTATCTGTAAAATTAAAGATGATAAGAAATTTCTGGAAGCTGAAGTATAAATAAGTTTATGTGGGAATTATGGTGTAAATCAATTGGGCAGAAAGCTTATACTGATAATCGTAAAGCCGATCGCGTTGCTATTGTAAGAAGTGTATGGATATTACTTAATATGATTACATGTGTCTTTATTATATTAAACGCTATTGCTACACACGGTTGGTCACTGTTTGGTATATAAATATATTTAGTTATGGCAACATTATATGAATTAGTAGAATCCGTTTATAATGAAAATGATGCGGCATATCCGTATAGGACATTAAACGTCCCGCTTAATAATTTAAAAAGCGTAAGCACATCAAAAATCGGTATTTTTACAAATGGTTTATCTGGAGGAGAACCACCAAACACAACGGTGGAGGATGCTATTGTGGCTTATCATAATGAGATTGGTTTTTTAGGAGATACCATTGATGATATGAATGCTGCAGCACAACTTCATTATAATGATTGGTGGAAAGAAAATCCTAGTACTGACAACTTTAGTAGTTATAAAATTACACCCAATGTTTTAACTGGCGGAGATAAGACAAAAATAAAGATACTTACAGAAAGTAACTTACCGCTACCAGATGAACAAGACACCTTTTTTTATAAAGGCAGACAAACTTGGGCGGACGACGTAGGAAACTTAGCAGGTTGGATATCTCAGATAAATGCGCAAGAGCCTTTAGTTAGCGCTATCTCTAATGGTGGTACGGCTTCGCAAACAACCACAACAAACATAAATGCTGCAAAAGCAATTATAACTGCAGCGAAAAACTTAGTATCTTCAATAAATAGTAGCTTTGACGGTTTCGCCGCTCAGGAACGCGTTGCTTGGGATGAAGCTATTAGATATAACCAAGCTTATTCATATGTTGCATTTTTAGAAAATAATGCGGATGATCCTGCGGTTCAGGATTTAAGAAGTAAATTTTCTGATAATTTACCAACATAATATTGTTTACATCTGCGTAAATATAGTATATAATATATCTATGGTTAGCCAAGTGGTTTAACTTTTAATTATGAATAAGTCAGAAGTAAATAAGCGATTGGAGTCAATTGACAAGTATGCAAAGTCAATTCAAGAATTAAGCGATCTTCAGGAAAAGTTGTATGGTGAACTACTGCTTGAATTGCAAGATACAAATGAACATTATTTAGATTTAGTGTTTGATTATTGTTATAACGGAGGTCCTTATACAAAGAAGGTGTTGCAAAATTATATTCTAAAAGAATTTGTAAATGAATAATTTAAAGGGGGTATAGCTCAGTTGGTTAGTAGCGGGGTGCTCATAACGCCTAGGTCACTGGTTCGAGTCCAGTTGCCCCTACCTTTTAATAAATAGATATATAATGCAGAATGAAAAAGAAAAATATTATTGTGGAGCTTGGTGGGTACCAAAATTTATTAGAAAGATTTTAAGTTTTAAGTTTAATGCCAGTTGTAAAATTCATGATTTGGATTATATATCTAAAGACATTACTAGAGAAGAATCTGATGTTAAGTTTTTATTAAATATGATAAGGCAATCAAATGGAAGTGCATTCTTCGAAATTTGTGCTACGTTTTTTTATATCTTTGTCAGAATATTGGGAAAGCTATCTTGGAGAAAACATAAAAAATAATGAGTAAAGAAAAAGTAAAGTCGGCTTGGGTATATGTTAAAAAGAAAAACACATGGGTTGATGTAGATGACGTTGAGTTTTTAAATATCAGCGAAAATATATTTGGTCATGATGAAATGAACTTTAAATATAAAGGTAAACAATATTCTTCCACAATTGCAATAGGAAGTAAACCTAGTTAATATTAAAACTATTTTATTATGAAAACAATCGAAGATTATATTATTGTTCTTGATAACGTTCTACCAAAGAAGTTATGTAAAGATATTATCGGTACATATGATTCTATTAATGATGATGACGATTTAAAAGTAAGTCGTGATACTGATTTTATGAGGTTCTCTGAAATCAATATGATAGACCATCCAGCATATAATGAGAATATTACTTCTAAGTTTATTCAATATATGCAACATGCAAACTTTAAGTATTTTGATGAGACGTGCGATAACCTTAAACAAAGATTCTCTTGTTATGAAAGGTTTAATGATTATGAAGCGCCAAGAGTTAAACGATATGAACCTAATAAAGGTAAATTTGATTGGCATATTGATAGCGCAAGTGTTGAATCAATGAGACGTGCTCTCGTTATGTTTTGGTATCTTAATGATGTAGAAGAAGGCGGCGAAACTATATTTGATCTTGGAGATGGAAAAACGTTAAGAGTTAAACCAAAAGCTGGACGCGTTGTTTGTTTTCCGCCATTCTTTATGTTTCCTCATATGGGAGCGACTCCTATCTCTGGTCCTAAATATGTAGTATCATCATATGTATGTTTACCAGAAGTATATGGTCAATCATGTGATTAATATATTTACATTCACACAGTTTTATGATATAATATTTTTATGAACGAAGTTAATTACAAGAAAAGAAAGTGGCTAATAAAAGATGGTAATAAAGAAACCATCGTTGAAGGCCTTACCGAAAGAGGAGTCCTTGGTGTTTATTATAAGGTTGGCCGATTTGGTTTGGGTAAAGATTGGCAATTTACGAAACTAAAAACTGGATGGATTATTGCGGCAGACGCCAGTGAAAAACCATTCTATAGAAGAAAAATTAAGTTAAAAGAAATTGAATAAATAATTTGAAATGACAAACTATAATCATTCAGACGCAGGAAAGGGTTCTCAAGATAGAAGCAGTGTTGCGGCTCGTTCAGCTTCGCCATTATGGAAACAAGTTCGATTAGAAAACGGTGCAGCTTTAGAACCTATGGAAGCAGCATCAGCATTAAATAAAATAATTTCTATTATTCAAGAACACGTGATTGATAACGTTGAAATTGACCATGAAATAAAATCTAAATTTGTTGATTGGGATCACACATATATTAACAGTAAATTATAAATAAAAATAGATATGAAAAAAGAAAAAAATAATAAAGGTATTAAAGGCCTATGGAAACGGATGTCACGTGCGATCTTTGGTAGAGGATGGGCTGATATAAATGTTGAACAAGAGGTATTTGAATGTTCTGTTTGCGGCGCACACTTATTGGTAAACCCAGCAGAACTTAGTAAAGATCTAAACGGCGGATGCGAATTTTGTAAAGGAGTTGATCCTAAAGCAAAAAAGAAATCTACTAAAAAGAAATCCACTAAGAAGAAAACTACTTCTAAAAAGAAAGCTACTACTAAAAAGAAAACTACTACTAAAAAGGCTGCTGCTGAAAATAAAGTAGTTAAAAAGAAAACCCCTAAAATGAATTTTTAATAGTTTTAGTAAATCTTTATTTTAAATGCGGTGTAATAACCGCATTTTTTTGTTTAAAAATTAAAGTTATATAAATAATTTTATGAGTGAAGCATCTGATACCGCTAAAAAGAATGCTAATTATATTAGTTTTGGTACTATTACATTTTTGATTGGTATATTAGTAGCATCTCTTACGATGTATACTTTTATGGAAGGACGAATCGCAAAAGAAGTTCAAGAGTCAATGAGACTAGCTCAGCTTGAGCAACAAGTTAAATCTGAGAATGAAGCCGCCGCTGAAAGAAATAAAGCTCTGAAAGATCAAATCTGGGTAAGCGATCAAAATGTTAAAAGCCAACTATTGGATTTTTCAAATAGAATATCAACCTTAGAAGCAAGAGTTTCATCATTCCCACAAGGAGCATTAGGATCTCCAATGCTTAAAAGCTTTAATGTTAAAGAAACTACTGACAAATGAAATCATTTTTAATACTAATTTCTATACTATGTTTCGGTTTCATATTAACAGATACAGTACATGGTTATTACAATACTTTTAATAGTAATGGTCAAAATGTAAATATAAAGCTAGTTGGGTATGACCCAGTTTGTAGATGTCCGATATATATTAAGTGGACCTTAGTCGGATATGACTATTATGGAAGACCTCTTTTTGCATGGCGCACGATGCCAATTATACATAAATGCCGTCGTCGGTAAGTATAATATTCTGCTAAATATGCACAGATGCGTATTTTAGCCTAAAAATCTCTGTTTTTGGAGAGTTTGAAACCCTATATTCTACGGGGGTTCCAGAACAAAATGTGCATTTTGTGAATTATTTTATTTACAAATGCGCTATTTTATGGTATAATATATCTACAAGGAAGGCACGAAACAAGCCAACCGCCACTACATTATGATAAATCCAACTATTACATTTACCGCAACCGACTTCAAATTTGCTGAACAGCACGGTCTTACTCTCGATGATTTGGCCGCCTTTAAAGCGGAAATGCTGATTGAAGATGAACTGGAGCGCGAATTTATTTTGAAAAAGGAACGTGAAAAAATGGAAGAAAGCTTTTCGACAATGGCCGTTTATCCCGCTTGGTAATTACTAAAAAATTTAAAACTATTATATTATGAAAAACGAAGACATTAATAAAGGTGACGCAGTTCGCCACATCGAGACAGGTATGATTTATAAAGCTGAGTACCTCATTGAGGGAGAAAAGATATGGGCTGGGCACGAAGACAACGAATACGAAGCAGACGTGTTTTTCGAAGCTGCAGACGTTGAGCGCGTAAGTCACAATTTGAATGTAAGTGATAAAGTTCATTATGAAATTCCTGAAGAAGTTATGGATATTGTTGAAGGCCATATCATTACAAATAAGCAATTGAAATGCCAACATAATCGCGAAATCCTTGATGAGATTATTGAAGACCTAATTCAATATAGGCTGACTCTGCCGACCGTTAATGATTTGGAAAGTGTAAATGTTCTTTAAATTAACTAAACTAATATATTATGAAAATACAAATACTAATAACAACACAGACAAAGGAATGGTACGGTTGCGAAGATCACGTTGGTGAATCTGGTCATGGCCGATACAAAATGAAAGGTGGTGCTGACTTCGTGGTAGAAGTTCCCCAATCAACCTTCATGTACAATGAAGATATTATCAGAGAAGCCTTCAACAAGAAGTACGATACGGAAGGTTCGTTTTTCCGATATCAATACATCAGGGCCGATCCTTATTATGAACCTGAGTTTATTACTCTTGATATTAAATCAAAAATTACAAACTAAATTATGACAATGGATATAAGTGAGCTGGTTAGCTTTAAAATTGATGTGGAAAAAATCAATATCGAAGAAGTAATGAAGCATCGGTATAAGATTCTAAAAGCACGAAAGCTCACACATGAAAAAATCGCTTTAGAAGATTGGGATGATAAAGAAATGTGGGACGCCTTTAAAAAGAATCAGGCAAATAGTATATTACAAATTGAACTTTAAATTATTATGGGATTAGATCAAACAGGTTACGCAAAGGATAAAGACGGCAATGAAATTGAATTGCAATATTGGCGAAAGCATAATGCTCTTGAAGGCTGGATGGCTTCAATCTATGTTAATCATAAAGGTGGTAAGGAAAGTTTTAATTGTGTGGAAATTGAACTTATTGAAGATGAGATTGATATGCTGGAAGAAGCCGTTCTACTAAAGGAACTACCAGTCACCGCAGGTTTCTTTTTTGGATCCGATACATCACGAGATGAATATAATTTTAGACAGGATTTAGAATTTATAGATAAAGCTCGTAAAGAGTTTAAAAAAGGTAATAAAATATACTATTCATCAAGCTGGTAAAAATTTCGAACGTAAAGGCTACTACGTTACTGTAGTCTGTGGCTGGCTCCGGCTAAGAGTGATAGCGTAAGCAATGATTCACAGGGCAAACCTTTTAAATAAAACACTATGACAACTTTACAAATTTTAATAACTTTAGGTTCTTGCCTAGTTTCTATATGGATTATCAGCTTAATTTGGTTTTTTATCGCTTTAGCATATGATATGTTAAAGGCTCAAGACGAAGATTATATTGATAAACCTTAACGTATGAATCATATAGAAATAAATGGATCAACAAAAGATCGCAGAGAAATTGCTCAAAAGACGGTGGATTGGTTTTTAAAGAAATATTTACCTCGTTATAAAACGTTAGATATTACTGTTGATATTATTGATTGCTATAAAACATCAAAAGCTTATGGCTATTGTGTAGCGATGGATGACAAACATCGGGAATTTAATATTGAGGTTGATAAAAGATTGCGTTTGTTTGATTTTGTGACTTCTCTTTGTCATGAATTGGTACATCTTAAACAATACGCTAAATTTGAAATTAAAGATGTTTCTTTAAATAAAATTAAATGGAAAAAAACCATATTTAAAGATACAGTTAAATATGATGATATGCCTTGGGAAAAAGAAGCATATAAACTCGAAACCCAATTAGCCATTCAATGCTTTGAAGATTGTTTATAAATAGTTTTATATAAATAGTTTTATATTCGTTATGTTACGACGGATATAAAACTAATAATAAACAATAATATATAAGCAAAATGAGCATATTAGAAAATCAAAGAAGTCCTGTTTTATCAAATGGGGAACGTTCTGCAAGGCAAGTTAAACGCGCCACTTCGCAGATGGCGTATCAATTAATTAGATCTTGGCATCACGGTTGGGACCTCGTTTGGTCTGCTGAAGATCCAGCGGCAGTTTTAGCCGAGATTGGAACTGACGCCGCCGAAATTTTTGAACTCAATGAAGAGCTGATTTCATTTTTTGGTACCGCATTAGCCGGTCGTCGTCAAGAAGACCTTGATGAGATTATGGCTAAAGTTGCATTAAAGCCGGCTACAGAAACCGCCGAAGATGGTTCTGTAACTATCGTAGAATAAATATTATTTGATAATGGGCAGTATTATATACTATCCCATTATCATGCTTTAATATGCTTGATCAAATTTACCACTATAAGGCACACGTTGTTTATGTGTATGACGGAGATTCTGTTACCGTTGATATTGACTTAGGGTTTAATACATGGATGAGAAATCAGAAGATTCGATTTTATGGAATTGACACGCCTGAACTTCGTGGTGAAGAAAGACAAGATGGTTTAATAGCGCGCGATCGTTTGCGAGATTTAATTGATGATAAGGAAATTATTATTAAATCTTATAAAGATAAATCTGGAAAATATGGACGTTGGTTAGCAACAATATTCATTCAAAACGAAAACGGAGATTATACTAATATAAATGATCTACTATTAAATGAGGGCTTAGCTACAGTATATAAATAAATATATAAATAATAATTAATATGGCAACACAAACAGTTACAGGTACAGGCGCAGATATTGAATCTGATGTTTATGGATATAGATCAGCAGAGTCAACTTTTGCTTTTTATGGAGATTTTGGTGGAGGCACTTTAACGGTAGAAGCTTCTTTTAATGGTACAGACACAATTCCGGTTTATATCACATTGAAAAAAGGTGATGGTACTATTTTAGAAATTACTGAAGATGAAATTCACACGCTTTCTTTGGGTAAATGCTTAATACGATATAGAGTAACTGGAGCAACGGCGGCAGTTGCCGTTAATATAGTAATAAAAGATTAATAATTATGGTTAATAAACCAACAGTTTCTAGTGCTGTATCTGTATCTGCAGTAAAAGCCGTGGTAACATCGGTTGTAGATCATATTCCAGTAGTATCACCAGTATTAATAAACGATGAATATCGTTCGCCAACTGGCTTTAAATATTTACAACCCGATGGAATTTCCATATACAAACAACCTTAACAAATAAAATATCATGGCAAATGTAACCGTAACCACAGACATAGACAACCTTTTAAAGAGTGCTGACAATGCAGCAGCAAGGACAAACCTAGGAATTACTGACCCGACTCTTGAGTCAGTCACGACAAACGGAGCAACCACCCTAAACGATATTAGTGTAGGGAGAATTGCCACAGCGCATCCAACTAATTCAGCAAACAACAATACCGCCTCTGGTAGTAGCAGTGCGTCTATTGGAGGCACAGCCAACGTAGCGTCTGGCAATAGATCTGGGACTTTTGGGGGTAGAATAAACCAAGCAAATGGAACGGAATCATCAACCTTTGGAGGGACAAGTCAAATTGTCCGAGGAGATGAGTCAGAAGGATTTGGTGGAACAAATATTACCCTAAACACAAAGTTCACTAACACAGTAGGGGGAGCTAATCATGTGGTAGGGCTTGCAACCTCCCCCGCTACAGATCCCGTAGCAAAGCACAGCCTTACATTAGGTGGGGAATCCTCAGTCATTGAAAACGCAACCCATTCAGCTATTGTTGGAGGGGAGTCTAACACAATCCAATCTACGCACCATCGCTCTGTAATATTAGGAGGCACGGGCATCACAACAGATGCAGCGGATACTGCATACGTTTCTAATTTAAACATCAAAGCAGGATTCAAATTGCCAACAGGAGCAACCGATGATTACGTCCTCACATCAGATGCTAACGGAGTTGGCACATGGCAATCAAAAACGAAAATTCAAGGTGTACAAACAACATCGGGCGTTCTTTCTTTTGACTATACAGCAGGCGAGATCGTAAAGACGATATTGACTGAGGACGTCACTTCTCTTGCAATCACAAATGCAGCAGAGGGAGATTCGGGGATGATAATTTTTTCGACTGATGGATTGGCTACTTATTCCATGACAGTCGGCTCTCCTAACATAGTTATAAGTGGAGACCCTATTGACTTTGACAGCCTCACTACGGCTGACGTTATAACTATGGACTACTATTACACCGGCGCAAAATTGTATCTTTATATTAGCGGTGACCAAGACCTTTCTGGACTGCAAGTGAAACCCGCTGAGGGAGCATTTGTTGATGGCGACAAAACAGCACTTGACTCAGCTTTACAACCAGCAGACCCCACGCTAGAAAGTATCACAACAAACGGAGCAACCACGCGCAACGACATAGTGGTTGGCACAATTACAACTTTGCATCCAAGTAATCCAGTCAACGACAACTCAGCAACCGGCAACCAAGCTTGCGCTATTGGAGGCGTAGTAAATGTAGTAAGCGGGAATCGCTCGGTAAGTTATGGAGGGCGTGAGAATGTAGTTTCTGGCAACGATAGCTCTACGATTGGAGGCTTGGGTCAAATTGTGATTGGTGCAGAAGCGGAAGGATTAGGTTCAACAGCCACAACCCTTAACACGAAATATACGAGTGCTGTTGGAACAATCAACAGCGTTGTCGGACTAGCCGCAGAGGGAACGTCATCAACAGCATCAGCGCATTCATCGGTTCTTGGAGGCAGCACAAACATAATCGAAAGCGCAACCGAAGCGGTCATAATTGGTGGGGATACAAACACAATCCAATCTACCCACCACCGCTCAACTATCTTAGGTGGTCAAAACATTGCAACTGATGCGGCAGACACGGCATATGCTCCAAGTCTGGATGTTCAGGGAACTGTATACATAAAACAGCGGGATGGAGCAGACGTTAATAAGGCAGGAAAGTGCCAGTTATGGGTAGAAAATACCACCGGCGATTTATACCTAACACTACCTGACGGCACTAGTAAACAAATCGCGTTTGTTGTATAACGTTATTCAAGAGTGTTGCGATTCAACATTGAATTGCTGATAGCGGTTCGAATTTAGTTCCAGTATATGGGATGTTTATATTATGAACTATAATTAAGCAGATATATAATATATCGGTTATGGAAACGGTAAATGTTTATTTAGATTGGAGTTGCGGAGGATGCGACGACTATTTAGATGAAATTCAAAAAGGTTGTAAAGCTTTTCAATATGAATATACATTAACAACTTGTGATGTTGATCCTATCTTAGTTTTTAAAGAAGTTAGAAGACTAAGAGAAAAAGGAAACAATATTGAGCATTTACCAATCTTAGTGACAAAAAATGATTATGAAATGGAAAATGTATACGTTGGTATACTCGACAGAACATCAATACAAAACATACTAAAAGAATTATGAGTGAAGAAACAAATAATTTTGCTACATTTGAAGATTTCGGATTTACTGCGGTAAATGAAGAAGAGCTGGATATTGTAACAAAAGCAACATCAGAAGCTAGTAGCGCACAAGAACGTTTAGATAAAATGTTTGCTGCAATTAAACCATTACTAGAAAATCTTGAAAAGGATAGTAGCAAGGATTATATCTATTGGCCAAACCGAATTGAAAAAATAAATCAATTCCAATCGCATTTAGATAAAATCTATACTGGAACTATTTAATAGTATGCGTTTTCACTTATTAGGTATACCTCATACGGTTACTAATGATGAATATACAGCATGCGCATATACCGCCAAAGTATTAAAATTTGGTAAAATGTTTACCGGTCAACCCGGTGTTGAAGTATTTCATTATGGTCATGAAGATAGTAATGTTTGTTGTGACGAGCATATTACCGTTACAACCAACGATGACTTAAAGAAGGCATATGGTTCTTATGATTGGCGTAAAGAGTTTTTTAAGTTTGATAATAATGATCATGCTTATACAACCTTTTATGAAAACACACTTCGCGAATTAAATAAAAGATTAAAAAAGAATGATTTTGTTCTTGCTTTTTGGGGTTCAGGAGTTAGACCGGTTTGTGGTTTAATTGAAAAAGAAAATAAAGCTATTGTTGTAGAACCTGGGATTGGTTATGGAGAAGGCCATTTCGCCAAATGGAAAATATGGGAATCCTACTCTATTATGCATGCATGTGGAGGATATAAAATGGTTTCAAATTGTAATCCTAATTGGTATGATGTCGTTATACCAAATTATTTTGATGAAACTCAATTCGAATACAAAGAACAAAAAGAAGATTATTTTCTTTATCTTGGTAGAGTATATGATGGTAAGGGAGTAAAAATCGCAATTGAAGCAAGTCAAATAGCTGGAGTAAAATTAGTAATAGCAGGCCAAAAAGAAAAAGGATATAAACTACCGGATGATGTTGAGTATATTGGGTATGCTGAAGTTGATAAAAGAAAAGAATTAATGGCAAATGCAAAAGGTTCTTTTTTGCCATCAATGTATTATGAGCCATTTGGAGGAGTACAAATTGAAAACCTGTTTAGTGGTACACCGACAATAACTACAGATTGGGGAGCTTTCTCTGAAAACAATTTACATGGAGTAACCGGTTATAGATGTAGAACAATGAGCGATTTTGTTGAAGCGGTTCATAATGTTAATGATGGTAAAATTAAAAGCACCGATTGTAGAAAATGGGCAAATAATTTTAGTATAGATAATATACGGCCAAGGTACAAAAAATACTTTGACGATGTTCTTAATGTATATACTGGAAAAGGATGGTATGAAAACAAATCCAAAGAAAGTATTTCAATTGAACAATTAAAGATGGAATATCCATAGTAATTCACCCTTCAGAGAAAACGTAAACATATAAATAAAAATACTATGAAAACAACTTCATATAAAGTCTTATTAAGACTAATGATCGTCAGTTCATTAACACTGATAATGACGTCTTGTGCTCTTTTTAAACAAACAGAACAAGGCGACCCTGGAAAAGGCGGAACAATAGATATTGGTGGAGCAACAGAGAGCTTAGGTGCTGCAACTGGTTTTTCCTTCACTGCTCAACAAGCCGTCACCACCGCACAGGCAGAAATAGTGAAAGCAAAGATACATGCTAAAGAGATTGAATCTTTGGTTGAAGTAATGAGACGTAAGAAGTCTGAATTTGCTGAAAACATTGAAAACTTAAGGCAGATATATGTTCAGCATATTGTTGTACTTGATAGAGAATTAACCATAACTGGTATTGCACTAAGGAAACAGTTAGTTGCTCTTAAGAATACAGAAGCAGAACTTATTAAAGCAAAAGCTCAGATAGCAGCACAAGAACAACATAAAGCTGCCATGCTTGCTCATAACAAATCTTTACAAAAAAAGTTAAAAGAAGCTGAAGGCTATAAAGACAAGTATCATAAGCTAACCAAGTATAAGTGGATTGTTTGGGGATTGGGCGGATGGATATTAGTTAAGTTCTTAGGCGGACTTGGCATGTGGTCTCCTCAAGGAAGAATCGCTAAAGCTCTTATTGGATAATTTTTATATCTCAATCATTTAATATGGTTGATGATATTAGGGCCGAGTGGCTCATTTAAACAAAATACAAAATATGAATATATTACTAAAACTAATTGGTCCAATGCTACAAGGGATTTGGAGTAAATCTAAATCAATTGTTCAGCTACTATGGAGTAAAGGTGTTGCTATTATTTTACTAGCGATGCTAATTTTAAAATACACTGGTCTAAGTGAAGCACCTTTTGCTGAACTTATTTACGCAGGTATTCTTACAAGTGCGGTTATTGTTATTGCACCTATTATTCGCTTCCTCGTTTTCAATGAGGCTGCGTCTCTTGCCGAAAGTGGAAAAGTTAAAGAGTTACTGGAATTAAAAACATTAACTCCACAACTAATCCATTATTGGTTTGCTACATTCATCTCTTACGCTGTCACACTATTATGCGTTTCTTCATTACTTTAATTGTAATGACTTTAATGACCGAGTCCCTCCCTGCATATGAGCAGGGAGCGGACTTACGTGTACAAAGGTTTCTTGATGCTGAAGTTAAGAAACAATATGTACCACAGGTTGATAAAGTTGTTAGACGTATTTTATTAAATCAACAACTATATAAGTGTGTTGATAGTAGAACAGATGTACCTTGGTATGTTATTGCTAGCCTTCATAATATGGAAAGTAGCGGTTCATTCAAACACCATTTACATGAAGGATCTCCATTATATGGTAGAACTCGTTGGGTACCAAAAGGTAGACCTAAGACGGGAACACCTCCATTTACTTGGGTAGAAAGCGCACAGGACGCATTAAGCTATGACAAGATGGGAGAAAAGCGTTGGGCATATCTCTTTGATACTCTTTGGGCGGTTGAAGGTTATAATGGAACAGGGTATTGGAGGTACCATAAATCAACACCTTCACCATATCTTTATGCGAAGACTTCTATTGAAAAGCCTGGGAAATATGTCTCAGATGGAAAGTGGAGTTCCACCGCACGTTCAAAGCAAATTGGCGTCGCTGCCATTTGGAAAAGAATGGAGAATTTAAAAGTACTAAATTTTAAAGCACTTAAATAGTGCCAATGTGAATTTTATCCTTTACATGTTTATATTCCTAGTGTATAATATAACTATGAGTTATTAAAGAAACCATAAAGGTTTAAAAACTAAACCCCGAAGGTTCCCGAAGGGATCTTAAATAACAATAAATATATCATTATGAAAACATCATTAAAAGATTTAAGGATAGATCTAGAAGACCATAAAAAACGATTAAAAGAATTAAGTAATAAAAAGACTGCGAAAGAATTAGATGAAAAGTTTGGAGTAAAGGCTCTTTATTTAATTCCTACTTATAAAAAGATTATTGGTAGTATAGAAAAAGAAATTATAGAGCGTACTAAATAAAGTTATGAACAAACCTAGACGTAAATTTTTAAAGTTGTTTGGTTTAACAAGTTCAAGTTTATTTATTAGTAATTTACCAGTAGGTAGTGCTTTCATTCGTCATGAGGATTACAATAAAAAAGTAAAAGGAATTCCTGATGAATGGTTTATTTTAAATAATGATGTTTATAGATATGCGAATTATATTTTAAAATTAAACTTAAAAAATATAACTCCAAGAATGGTAATTGCTCCACACTTTAAAACGCGCGGTAGAGTTAGAAATTCTATACCACCAAAGAAGTTATGGAAGAAGGTTGGCCCAACACTTAAGGTTATTGATAAGTTATGTAATGAGGTTGGATTACCGGTTAAAGAGATAGTCTCAGCATATAGAAGTCCCGAATATAACAAAGCAGTTCATGGTAATATAGGATCATACCATATGACGAATCAAGCCGTTGATGTTGTATTTAATAAAAGCTCTTGGCGAGTTGCTAAAGCCGCTAGAGTACTAAGAGATAACAAAATGTTTAAAGGTGGCATAGGAACTTATCGAGGGTTTGTACATATAGACACTCGTGGAAAAAACGCAGATTGGTAATGGAAATCTCAATTGATAAACTAAGCGTTATAATGACGAGCGAGGAATATCCCTATTCGATTATTTCATATTTTCCTAGAGATTGTTCCAGTTTTGAATCATATGACTTTTGGGAATGTAAAAGAAAGATTCATTCAATAAAGGAAAAACTAAAAGAGGTTGTTATAAACCAACAGTTATTAGCTTTTACGACAAACCCAAAAACTGGAGATGTTGTTGAAATTGAATGCGACGGAGATACTGACAACGTTATTAGTTGGCTACGATGGAAAGACAATTGGTATATTTCCGATATTAAAAACGAACCGCCTTTAGTTTAGAATTTATGATTAAAATGATCATAAATCATAGAATCATATTTAGTGCGTTCTCTAAATTTAAATATAACGCATTCATCTAAATTTGGTATTGAACTGCTGCTGCTATTTTTATTTACATTAAATTTATCTTTATTTATAGATTTTAAATAATTAAAAACAGTATCTTTATTATATGAATAACACTCCATAAGAATTTTATTTATTAGTGAATCGACGCCGTTTATTGAAGCAACTTCAAATTCATTTAGTTTTTCTATGCACGTGTTATAATGATCATCGGTTATTGATTCATCATTTTGAATATTTAAAAGAGAGCGTATTATCCAACTATCTGAAACCCGGTTGGAAGTCAAATAATCTGAAAGGTTATCTGCAGCTATAGACCCGTGTGTTTTTTCATGTTTTGATAGATCTGATTTTAAATATTTAAATAAAGAACATTCTCTTGAAAGAGCTTCTCTTAATATAATAAATTTTTTAAGATCTTTGTTCGCATTTTCTTCTAAGTAATTACAAATTTTATCTGCTGACTTAAACCCTGCTGCATTTATGGTTACCGAGTAGATTTTCAAATTATTGTTTTTAAGATAATACTCTGCGAAGAAACTAAAATCACAGGAAACCACAAAATTGTTTATAGTTGTAAAGTTTTCGTTTTTAAAATAGTCATCTTCAAAATCATATAAAAAAATGTTAAATTCTTCACGGTCCAAATGATCTAAACAAATCAGTCTTTTCATGGTGCCACGCGCGTTTTTAGCTTTTACGTGGTATCTAAGAGAAAACCATAAAACATCATTGGTATATGTACCTGCGTTCTTTGGAATATGAAAAAATACTGGTAATTTTTCTGTAGTAATTTCTTTTTTCATATTCCTATGTCTATTAGTATATATATCAGCATTTAATTTTATTTACATAGATGTAAAAATAGTATATAATAGAAGTATGAAGTTAGATACATTATATTCCAGAGCAACAACTGGAGCTCTTCGCGAATGGACCGTTGAGTATGAAGAAGGAAAATTTAGAACTCATTCTGGTCAAATTGGCGGTAAGATTACAACATCAAAATGGTATTCTGTAACTGCAATGAATGTTGGTAGAGCAAATGAGCGAGGCTTACTTGAGCAATCTAAATTCCAAGCAGAAGCTAAATGGAAAAAGAAAGTTGATGGTGGTTATACTCCAGATTTAAAATCTGTTGATGTTAGTACTCTTTTTATTAAAGCAATGCTAGCAAAGAAGTGGGAAGATCGAAAAGATAAAATTGAATATCCAGTTTATACTCAACCAAAACTTGATGGTATGAGAGCTATTATTACAAAGGATGGAGCAAAGTCTCGTAATGGAAAACCATGGGTTACTATTCCACATATTTTAAAATCATTAGAACCAATATTTAAAGTTTACCCAAATCTTGTATTGGATGGCGAACTATATAATCATGAGTATAAAGAAGACTTTAATACAATCAGTTCATTAGCTAAAAAGACAAAACCAACTGAACAAGATCTAAAAGATTCTGCTGATAAACTTCAGTTCTGGTGGTATGATATTATTCCAGTTGACGGATTCTGTAAAGAAGATACTATCTTTTCTGATAGGTTTAAAGAAATGGTAAATCTTAGTAATGAATATAAACTAAGTAGTATTATATTAGTTCCAACTTATTATCACGATTCTGAAGAAGAACTTAATAACAATTACAAAGACTTTATTGAACTTGGATATGAAGGGGGCATGGTTCGCCTTAATTCTAAATATGATCGTAAGCGAAGTAACTCTCTTTTAAAGCGCAAAGACTTTACTGATTCAGAATATAAGATTGTTTCTATTGAAGAAGGTAAAGGTAATAAAACAAATATGGCAGGATTTATGGTTCTTGAGAAAAGTGATGGAACTCAATTTCATTCAAACATTAAAGGTAATCATGAGTTTCTAAAAAACCTGCTAGTTGAAAAGGAAACTTATATTGGATCATATGCGACTTGTACTTATTTTAACTTAACTCCAGATGGAATTCCAAGATTTCCTTATGTCACTCGTCTGCGAGATGGCAAAGGTGTTGACAATTAAATTTTATAAATAACTATTAATATGGCTATTAATTTTCCACCCCCAACAACTATTGGGGAAATATATACAGATCCCGCAAGTTCCAGAACATGGAAATGGAACGGTAAAGCATGGGAAGGCATTGCTGGTTCTCTTGGCGCTGATGTTGAAATATCAGATACTGCTCCAACTTCACCAGAAGTCGGCGACCTTTGGTATGATAGTGTAAGAGGTATTACATATATTTACTATTTTGATGGTACTTCTAACCAATGGGTTACAGTTACCTCTCCATCTATAGAAGTGATCAACTTAACCGGCGACGTTACAGCAACTGGTTATGGCGATAATCTAATAACTACAATAGGGCCTAATGCGGCCTCCGGCTTTGTTGGAGACAGCGTAACAGGCGAGGCAACATTCCTAAACGAATTTAACCGCATTGAACTAAGTGGTGTGCATCTGCTAGAAGGACTGGCTGTCGGTGATGTCGTTGAAGTGACAGGATCAAACAATGGTGATAACGACAAAGCCTTCACCGTGACCGAGATTGGAGTCAGCGCCATCGAAGTTAATGACGCTCACAAAAACCAGACATGGACTACCTACAACAGAAGTTTGCAGGAACAAACCCCAACCGCGGGTGTTACTGTAACACTAGCATGTAAGGCTAAGAATGCAGCAATAGGATATGGACAGGCCTGGGTTGGCGTTGGCCCTGATCGAGGAAATGGTTCCTTTGGCCTCATAACCACTAATAGTATAGGCAGAGCTATTAGTGTGGCCGTCTCCGTTAGAGCTAATGCGATCACTACCCAAAATGAGCCTGCATATGCAGAAGCCTACGTAGACGCAAGAAGAATAACGCAGGCCGGTGTTGATAATACTCAGGCTGCTTTAAACCGCATGACGCCCGTGGACTTTATTGTTCCCTCCGGCAGTCAGTATAGAGTTGATGCCAGTGTTCCAGGAGGGTTGAATGATTTGTCGATATCTCAGTGGTTAGAACTTAGATAATATTAGCAATTAACTTTTATAAATAACAATATGGCAATTAACTTTCCAGATTCTCCAGTAGCCGATCAGGTCAGCACCCAGAACGGACGTAGTTGGAAGTTCAATGGTAGCGCATGGGAAGCTTACGCGGGTGAAACATTATTGGGACCTCAAGGCGAGCCAGGTCCGAAAGGCGATATAGGCCTTCAAGGCTTTGTAGGAGAAACCGGCGTTATTCAAGAGACTCAGACGTGGGAAGATGCAAATTACAACTTTGATCAAGATTATACTAATGATACTGGAGCTCCTTTAGATATACGACTGTATGTTCAGAATGACAACAGTGCAGCCGGTAATAGTGATATTAGCGTATATGCTAGAATTAATAATGCTATAAATATATCATTTGTTGAATCCTTTAAACTTGCGGGCGCAGGAGCACATGATGATGTTGGTAATATAACAATACCTATAGGCGCCACCTTTAAATTTTTTGGAGTTACTGGAGATGGTTCTATTTCGAACCTTGTATGGAAAAGAATGGTAAGAACTCAGGTTATAGTTGAGCA